CAGGCGATGAAGCGGGCTATGGCTGAGCATGCGCAGAAGCATGGCAAGACGTTCGCAGACGACCAGTGGGAAGCGTTGGAGATGATCGTCCACAAGATTGGCCGCATCGTCAACGGCAACCCTGACAAGGTCGATCACTGGACTGACATTGCTGGCTACGCCAAGCTGATCGCTGACCGGCTTGAGGGGAAGGCACGGTGAAGAAGATCACCCCTGAGGAAGCGCGGGCCTTGGTCCTTGCTCAATTGCGCTTGCATGGGTACAAGGGGCGCACGTCTGAACTGGCGGAATGGACGGGCCTGCCGTCCTCTGTCGTTCGCCGTGCGGCTTTGTACTTGGCGGCCAATCAGCAGATCGTGGCGGTGTTGTTGCCTGGGCGGGGGAAGGGGGAATACCTCTTCCACCTGCAGCAGCTTGACCTATTCGAGGATGGCCAGAAGCCGCAAGGCTTTTGGGAGCGCCTCAAGGGGTGGTTCAAATGAGCCCGCTCATTCGTGAATACGTAGGCTATGTGCCATTCAATCCCATTGAATACACGTGGATTGACTTTGCAAGTGCGCCAATGCCCACGAATGAAAGCGCGAGGGCACTGAGCGAGAAGCTGAAGTCTTTTCAATATGGCCTGAAAACCACCACGGTGGCGGAATGGCCACTGCCGTTTGAAAAGATGTGCCTGCTTTTGCCTGTGACGACCCGGGGGTCCACTGTTCGGGAAGGGGTGATGGTGGTAACGCTTGAACGACACAACGGGAAGATGCTTTTTCAAATATGGGCCAATTCCGAAAAGGACAAAGCATGTATTGTGATCACCACCACGGGGACGTTTTATGGCCCGGAAACCGGAGCGCGGGTGTCTCCACGCTACGCAGCCAGTATGAACAAGACCTTGGTCCAATGTGCAGAGCATGGCCGGGACGCGCTCGCGGTGGCCATGCGCAAGATCACTGCCATGGCCTTGATAGGGGACTCAACGGCAACTGCTGCTAAGCCTTCCTACATAGGCAGCAAGTTCCTGAATGAGAAGCGAATCAAGAAGGGCAAGCGCCCGTTCTTCGACTGGACCACGATCACGGTTGAACCCCGTGCGCCATCGCAATCTTTGGGCGGCACACACGCCAGTCCCAAGCCGCACATGCGCCGTGGTCATGTGCGTCGGTTAAAGAGCGGGAAGATCGTGATGGTCAAGAGCATGATCATCAACAAACACAAGATGCCCGAGGAGGGCTTTGTGTTCCATGACTACGTCATGGGAGCAGCAGCCACTCCCTGATTGAATCGACGGCCTCCCAGAATATTTCTGGGTAGGACCGGTCCTTGTCTTCCGGCTGCAGCAAGAATTCCAGCCGACCTTTGCACATCGTAATTTTCATTTTGCTTCTCCCCAGCTAGGGCCCACCTCCACATCACAACGGCTGGGCACCTGCATGTTGACCGCTGTGGACATGATGTGTGCGCCTTCCTCGGCCTCCGCTTTGGTAGCTACGCTCAGCGCCAATTCATCATGCACCTGAAGTATCGGGCGCATCCCTGCCTTTGCCAAGGCCACCATGGCCGCTTTTGTCTGGTCTGCCGCAGAACCCTGGATCAGACGGTTCAGGCCTTTGTACGTGCCCGCACGCTTGATCCGTTGTCCGTATTCAATGACGGCCTGCTCACGTGGTAGGGCCTTGTTCACGCCCCACTCCATCGGTTCCCACAGCGGGAAGCGGCACTTGCGGCCCAGGAGCGTGCGGATTGATCCGCCGCTGGCCGGGTGGTCGATGCGCTTCATGACGGCGTTGACGGTGCCCTTGAGGAACGGCACGTTCTTGTGGAACTGATCGATCAGCTCAGATGCCTCATCCAGACTCAAATCTAGCTGCCCTGCGAGCTTATTTTTGCCCATCCCATACATGAGCCCCAACCCGATCGTTTTGGCGGCCTTGCGCTTGATTCCAGCCATGTCTGCGACCATTTGGTGGAAGTCGGTGTTCGGGTCGTTGCGGTAGGCATCCACCATCTTGTCCGCCCCCGGCAGGTCCAGGAGGCTTGCATAGTGAACCAGCAGGCGCGGTTCCTGGGAGCTGAAGTCGTTGGAGGCCCACAGCTGTCCCTCCTCAGGTAGGAACAGACTCCTGACCATCGGGCCGATGATCTCGTGGCGGGCAGGAACCTGCTGCAGGTTGGGGTTAGCCATGGACAGACGGCCTGTGACCGTGCCGCCGTCATCTGAGCGCATCTGGTTGACGTGCGGATGGATGCGCCCGGTCTTGGCGCTGAAGTCCATGTAAGGCTGCAGAAAGGTGCTGTGGGTTTTGTTGACCTCCCGGGCCTCGACGATCATCTTGGCCAGCGGGTGCTCACAGGCGTCCAGGAACCCCTTGGTGAAGCTCGGTAGACCGTTGCTGGTCTTGGCATAGTGGATGCCGAGGCGATCGAATGCCTGGGCCACGGACTGTGCTGCCCAGACATCGACTTTCTGTCCCACTTGCGACTTCATCTCTTGGAGCAGTTGCTGCTCCCTTTTCCGCATGTTGTCAATTAACTCTGCACATTTAGTCCGGTCAAAGCGGATGCCCTGGCGGGTCATGTTCAGCAGCACAGGGAATACTTCTGTTTCCAGATTGAAGATGTGTTCTACATCTTCTATACGCAGTTTGGCCTTGAAGTTCTGCCACAGCTTCAGGGTCAGCGCGGCGTCTTGCTCGGCGTATTCGCCGACATACATCGCCGGGAGCTTCCAGAGCTCTTTCTTAGGATGGACACCGAAATCGGCTGCGGCCTGCTTGAGGCCCTGCTCACTCTTGACTTCTTTAAGGTAGTCAAAGCCAAGGGCATTGAGGCTGTAACTGAATCGGTTCTCATCAAGAATGGGAGCGGCGAGCATTGTGTCGTATATCGTTCCATTGATGGTGAATCCACTTGCCTGAAGCCACCCGGCATCATAGGCGGCGTTGTGCATGATTTTGTCGGCGGGGGTGAGGAGGACATCCCGTATCCAGCGTTCAACGAGGCGTTTATCGAGGTTACCCCCACCGCCGTGAGCCACAGGAAAATACCCGGACCAACCATCGACTGCGATTGCGTAACCAACAATGTACCCATCGTTGCGAGGCCAGCCGGGACCCATAGACTCCATATTCGGGTCGCACGTTTCGAGGTCAATTGCAATCTCCTTCGCTTCAGACAGGTTGGGGAATGATTGGGGCGGAACCCACTCGGTGGGGTTCGGGAACATCGGGATGGTTCTCACAGGCGGAATCCTTTTTCTATGTGTTTGGGCAGGATCAGGTGCAACGACTTTTTGGCGCGGGTAATGCCCACGTAGAAAAGCCGGTGTACGTCGTCTCCGTTCCTCTGTAGTTCAAGTGCAAATTTTGGTGACAGGTCCATGAGCAGGATGACGTGATCTGCCTCCCCGCCTTTGGCCCCATGGATGGTGGACAGCTTGATGCGGTTGATGCTGGACAGCTTCGTCTTCCTGCGCAGCACAGCGATCAGGTAGTCTCGCTTATCTTCCGGGATGCGGGTCAGGGCTTCGTGCCAGATGGGTGCGTCCAACAGGCCGTGATCACGCTTGAGGTCCTCGAGGAAGTAGATCACCTCTGGGTCGCCGTTCTTGAAGGCCCGGTGTCCTCGGGCCACGAGCTCTGCTCCGAGGTACTTGTAGATGTTCTTGACCTCTTCGTAGTTGGCATCCTGTCCCGAGCGAAGCCGCTCCCATATCACCACGGCCTTGACCATCTGCGTATTGAGACTGGGGACCCCAGATCGCTCGAACAGGAGTCCTTGACTTTTGAGCCATTCGTGTACTGGGTTCAGCATGTAGTTGGCTGCAGCCATGATGAGCCAGGACTCGTCGTTGAGGGCCACGTCCTCGAAGCGGTAGTAGGTCTTGACCTCGCCTTCAAAGTCGCGGGACTTCCATTCCTTGGGCTGGCGCTCCTTGATGCGGTGAACGATTCGGTCGGCCAGGGCGTGGACGGTGCTAGGTACTCGGTACGACTGATCGAGCACGGTGATCTGGCCTTGGAAGGACAGAAAACTCTTGACATCAGCCCCTGCCCACGTGAATACTGCCTGATCGTCGTCTCCGGCGAGGAAGGTCCGTTTCGCCTTCGCAGACAGGGCCTCGACCATTTGCCACTGCAGGCGGCTCAAATCCTGAGCCTCATCCACGATCAGCACGTCCAACGCAGGCAAGCTCTCGTGCTCCACGACGATCATTTCCAGCAGGTCGGTGAAGTCCAGCAGGTCCCTGGAGCGCTTGTAGTGGCGATAGGTCCGCTCCACAAACTCAAAGTGGTACCACTCGATGTCCAGGCCGCACTGGTTGTAGTGCTGCCGCAGGTCCACGCCCTTGATCCGGGCGAGGTTGATCTGGTTCAGGATCGGGTTGTCGGCCTTGGCTAGGTCAACATCGTCTTCGGTTCCCATGCTGATCTCAATGCCCGCCTCGGCGGCGAACTCCCGGTAGTGCTCCGGCTGCATGATCATGTCGGCCTTGATGGCAAGGCATCGGAAGGCGAGCGAGTGCAGAGTACGGAAGAACGGAAAATCCGTCTTGGGGTTCAGCTGTGGGAATTTGGCGATGGCTCGGTCCCGCGCTTCGTTGGCTGCTTTCTTGGTGAAGGAAAAGTACCCGATCTTCATAGACGGCACGCCGTCCTCGAGTTCCTTCTCCACCCGGTTCAGCAGGTAGGTGGTCTTGCCCGCCCCAGGCGGTCCAAAGATTTTGTGAATCTCACTCACTGCACCACCTTGGTCGTGTTCTTTGCGGCCCATTCCAGGGCCACGGATACATCAAGGTATTCCTCAGGCTGGATCACGTCCACCACGATGCCTGTGGGCGTATTGGTGAGCTTGATCAACCCCATGCCGTACAGCATGGCGTTGTTTGCAGCTATGGCGAAGATGGACTCAATGTCCTCTTCCGTCATGCTTGTCCCCTTGCTCGGATGGCATCACGGGTATCAATACAAGCCGCCCATGCCGACTGCGTTGTTGGGTTTTGTTCAAGCCCCGCATATACATCAGCGTGTTTCTTGCAAACTTCTGCACACGCCTCACGCTCTGCGGCGGCGACAATGGCGGCAAAGCGTTCAAGGCTAGGATGGCCATAGTCATACATCACTAAATGAGCCTTCTGCGCCATGCGGATGATGTCGTCTCGGTTCATTCCCATTCATCCCACAGGTCCTCAGGCCATACCAGGATGGGCGTGTCAGGGCCCATGTACGCACCTTCGATGTTGAACTCGATGTATTCCCGGGCCTCTTCAGCTGTCATGCTGTCTTTCATCAAGTTTTCCCGAATAATTTCCGCGTTGTACACAAGCACATTCTGTCGCTCGTTGCCCTGCCATATGAACGCGGGGCCCAATATGGCGTTGTCGTGGCCGTCAATCTTTAACATCAGAATGGGCTCCCCTCGGTGCGTTGGGTTTGGGTGTCGAATGGTGCGTCCTGTTTCTGGAAGCGCGGGATACGCCAGCAGCGCACCGTGCGGTTCTTCAGGAACATGCTGATAGGTTCACCGCCCATGTCACGCAAACGCTGAGCCATCTTGGGGGCGGAGAGGCCAATGAAGTTGTTGCGCTTCAAGTGTGCCTCGAGGTCCTTCATGCGGAAATACGTCTTGGCCTCGTCCTCGTCTGTCCAGGGGCGGCCCATGATCATCTCTTCGCGCACCATCGCTTGCTGCATGTGGGTGGTGAACTCTTCCAGCAGGTCCATGAAGCGTCCGGTGACGCTCGTATCCTCACTGGCCACAGTGATCTGCTCGGTCTCGACCATCTCCTTCAGAAGCGCATTGAGCAGGTTTTCCCAATCCTGCTTGCGCAGGGTCGGGGGCACGATGTTCAATCGTTCGAGGCAGGACTTCTGAAATGCGGCTTGGTTGTAGAGACTTTCGGTGTCGAGTTCAATACGCCGTCCATTGACGTCCAGGAACCAAAGAGGAGGCTCACTGGCGTATTTCGAAAGGGATGCAATTTGGGGAGCGTCTGGAGCTGCGGCACCGATTCCAAACTTGCGAGTGCGACAGAGTCCAGAATTGCAAAAACCGTTGAGGGGTGCGTCTTTGCACTTGTAGTTGTAGTCCTTCTTACCGGCCTGTTTGAGTACCAACTGGACTTCAGTGTTGGGCAAAGGGGGAGCCACATATTTGAAGTTGTATTCAACCAGCTTATCTTCCCAGGAACCTGGGTGCGCCCGCTTGAGATAGACCCCAATGTTGAATAGTCCATTATTGCGGGTGCCCTCTGGGAACCCTTGCGCACAAAGCGCCTGTAAGCAAGGCGGGCCGTCTTTGATGGGACTCTCAGCTTGCTTAGGTGGCTCTGGGAAATTAAGCGGTAGCTCTTGCACCGCTGCCTCGTACAGACCATAGAACTCTTCCAGAGTTGCCGCAGACCCATCCGGGTTGATCGCGTAGCGAAGCCCTGCGTCTCCGCCAAAGTACGGAAGGTTAAGGAAGTTGCCGGTGTCCCCTCGGTCCACCAGTATCTCTGCCTGCTTGGGAAAAATCTCACGGCCTGCCTCGCCAAGAAGGGCCGCCGCATTTTTGAGGTATGTCTGAAAATCTCGAGCTGGCGCAGGTTCTTTGGTAAAGAGAAAAACATGTGCTCCTCCTGACTTGCTACGGCAAACGACCAGCGGCAGCTTCAGCTGCGCGACTCGCTCAACGAGACCTTTGTGGTCCAGAGGGTACTGGTCAATGTCAACACAGCCCCAGATGCAGGTGTTATCAGACCTGATCGGGATAATTCCAAGACTCGGTTCAACACCCTCGAGGTGCTTGATCCAGAGGTCGTCTGTCGGGGGCTTGCGCACAACTGTCGCCTGCCCTGCTTGCTTTCCATCTCCGCGCTCCGCTTTTATTTTGTACGTTCCATAGGCGATGTCCAACCCTGTGAAGATCGCCTTGAATCTTGTTATGTCTGTCATCTTGCCCTCTATGAAAGGTGGGGGTACTCGCTGCGTCTGTTCTGGATATGCCCTTTAGACAGCACCTGCCTCCAGCATCCGCTTTCCCCCCGGAAATCAGAACGGTGCAGGTCCGTTGTCCACGGCCCCTTCGGATTCGTGCTTGACCTTGACCTCACCGGCCTTGATCTGATCAGCGAATGCCTTGGCAGCGTGATACTGATTCATGTCCTCGATGGGACCAACCTTTTCAATCTCCCATCCGTACCACTTGCCCTTGTCGTTGGACTCGGCTTGCGTGGTCAGGCGATACACATGGCTGTACATCGGGGGAGTGAACGGACCGTTCTTGCCCATGAGCTTGGTGCTCATCATCATGCTGTTCCACTTGCGTGATTTTTTCAGCTGCGTGGACTTCATGACGATCAGAGCAGGCTCGGGGATGCCGCTCTCGTTGATGACCATCACATAGTGGTTGGCCGTGTTCTCAACGTAGTTGCCGTTTTCCAGGAAGTCTTTGCTTTCCCCCGGCTCACGATGGGTGCGCGAGAGGATGTCGGACGTTGCCGGATAGATGGCGATGGGTGCGCCGCTGCCAGAGCCGCGAGGTGCCCATTCAATGTACTGACGCACATAGGCCACAGGGATCACCGTGATGCCGTCTTTGCCGTTGTACAGCTGTCCGGTCACACTGTTCATGATGAACCCAGGCATCGCGCCGTCCACCTCACCCACTTCAGGGCTGGTACTGGTCAACAGCTTCAGGAACGGAAGCGCGAAGTCTTCCTGGCCCATGCCGTCAAAGCCACTGTTGGCGTCCTGCTCGAAATCGCTGGCCAAAGCCAGTGCATATTCCTTGGTCTCGGCGACCGCAACTTGATTCTTGCTCATTTTCAATTTCCTTTTTTCATGCTGATTTGATGGTTGCCTTCTGGCCTACGTGTACGCCAAAAAGCTCTGTGGGGAGTTCGTTGCCGCGCTCCACCTGCTCACGAACCCAGGCTTTCAAGGTCTGGGGCTCGATCTTCTGCGCTTGCTCCACTGGATAGTTTTGCTCACGCAGTTGATTCAGGAGTGTCTCGCACAGGCCGTCTTCTCCACGGCCAAAGCGCACAGACACAGTGTTCTTGATGATGTCATCGAAGCCGCGCTCACGAAGCCACTCATAAGCCTGAGCACGCTTTTCCTCGGGGATGCTGGCACCATAGAAAGCCTTCACGGTGATCTGACTGCCGTCAGTCATCTTGAACTCCTTCAGGCCCAGCTCCTGCAGCATGGCAGGGATGGTTTCCTCGAGCAGCTTGCGCTGCTGCTTCTTGCGCTCGTCAATCACAGTCTCGAGCTCGAGGATTTCTTTCTCAAGCTCTTTCGCACGCTTGGCCAATGCGCCAACAGAGGACAGGTCCTCGTCTTTGACTTGCAAGGCACCAGCGTCTTGCTCAAACATATCGGTGAATTTAGTCATCTCTTTCTCCATTCTCGGTGATGTCAATCTTAACAGGGATGTACAGCTTCTCGCGGCGATCCCACTTGAGAGCTGTGAAGCGGCCAGCGTTATAGAAAGCAGCTATCGAGCAGGCCAAGCCGATAGCTACAGGGTCCCCTGTCAGTAACAGGAAATCCTGATCCTTGTAATCCCGCAGCTTGCGCCGCAGGGTCCGAACCGTGGGGATCGTGCTGAACGCGATCTGGGTGTTGGAAGGCAGCAAGACCTTCATTTCCCCGAAGCGCATCGCAGGTGCGATGTCATGATTCGGCATCTCTTGAACAACAAATACGGTGGGCATGTACGCTCTCCTTTCTCAAACCGTGCTCATAGTGTACACTACTCCGCAGGGTTGTCAACACCCTTTTTCAAGAAAGGAAGAAAGAAATGGAATATTTTTTGGAGCAGTACCCATTCAAGAACAAGCCGTACCTGCATCAAGCAGCGTACCTGCAACGCTTCTGGGAAAACCCCGAGGCTGCGCTGTTCGCCGACATGGGCACAGGCAAGTCATTCATGCTCATCAACAACGCTGCGATGCTCTACGACAAGGGCAAGATCAACGCGATGCTGGTGATAGCACCGAAGGGCGTCTATCGCAACTGGTACACAGGGCAAATCCCTGAGCACATGCCTGCACACATCACCTACACGATGGCGTGCTGGTCACCCACGCCACGCAAGGCGGAGCGAGAGGAGATGGACCGCATGCTCAATGCGGTGGACACTCTGCGCATCCTGGTGATGAACATCGAGGCGTTCAGCACCGAGAAGGGCGTCAACTTTGCCAAGACCTTCCTGCGGGTCACCGATGCCTACATGGCCATCGATGAGAGCACCACCATCAAGACTCCGAATGCCAAGCGCACGAAGAGCGTGATCAAGGTGGGCAAGGAAGCGCGGTATCGTCGCATCGCCACAGGCTCACCGGTGACCAAGTCACCCCTGGACCTCTACAGCCAGTGCGAGTTCTTGTCGCCTACGTGTCTCAACTACTTCAGCTACTTCGCCTTCCAGGCGCGGTACGCGATCCTCGTTGAGCGCAAGCTGCCGACCCACACGTTCAAACAGATCGTTGGCTACCGCCACCTGGACGAGCTGCAGAAGAAGCTCAACAGCTTCAGCTTCCGCGTGACCAAAGACGAGTGCCTGGACCTCCCCGACAAGGTGTTCACGCGTCGAGAGATCGAGCTCACCGATGAGCAGCGCAAGGCATACGACCAGATGAAGCTCATGGCTCTGACCTTGATCGACGGCAACCTCATGTCCACCAACAACGCCCTGACCCAGATCATGCGTCTGCATCAGATCGTCTGCGGCCACGTGAAGTATGACGACGGCAGGCAGGAGGACATCCCCAGCAACCGAGTCAAGGAGCTGCTGTCCACAGTCGAGGAATGCACTGGCAAGATCATCATCTGGGCCAACTACCGCCGCGACATCGAGAACATCAAGAAGGCGCTGGCCGAGGCTCACGGCATGACCACAGTGGCCACCTACTACGGCGACACCGAAGCAGAGGAGCGGCAGGAAATCGTCAACAAGTTTCAGGACCCCAACAGCGAGCTGCGCTTCTTCGTTGGCAACCCCCGCACCGGGGGCTACGGCCTGACCTTGACGGCTGCGCACACCGTGATCTACTACAGCAACAACTTCGACCTGGAAGTGCGGCTGCAGAGTGAGGACCGCGCTCACCGCATCGGGCAAACCAACAAGGTGACCTACATAGACTTCATTAGCCCAGGCACTGTGGACGAGCACATCGTCAAGGCTCTGCGCAACAAGATCAACATCGCCTCGCAGGTGCTGGGCGAAGACCTCAAGGATTGGATCAAATAATGCAACTCGTACCCTTCCACCGCCGCTACGTCTACGAGCGCCTTCACCGCATCGATAGGGCCTCGGGCCGCGTTTATCAGTCCGTGAACGTAGACATCCCGATGCCAAGCGTCACCACCATCTTGGACAGCACCAAGGACAAGTCTAGTCTGAAGGATTGGGAAGAGCGGGTGGGCAAGGAGCAGGCAGACAAGATCAGGAATGACGCTGCAACAGTCGGCACGCACATGCACAACGTCATTGAGCGGCTCCTCCTGAATCGACCGCTGGAGGTGCCCCGCACGTGGCTGCATGTCAAGGGCTACCGCATGGGGCATCAGCTCATCGAGCACTTCTTTCCGCATGTGGATGAGGTCTGGGGCACAGAGGTGTCGCTGTACGTCCCTGGCGCTTACGCAGGCACGTCCGACTGCGTTGGGGTCTACAAGGGCAAGCCATGCATCATCGACTTCAAGCAGACCAACAAGCCGAAGAAGCGGGAGTGGATTGAGGACTACTTCATGCAGCTCGCCGCTTACTCCGAAGCGCATGACAACCGCCACGGCACGAAGATCGACAACGGCGTCATCATGATGATGTGCCAGGACGGAACGCCCCAGGAGTTTGTCACCGCTGGGCGTGAGTTCGATCAGTACAAGGACATGTGGTGGCGGCGCGTAGAGCAACACCAAAAAAAGAGCCAGGACCCTGTGGACCCTGGCTCAAGTGCCTCTCCTGACTGAAGTGGAAGGCAACTGCAACTTTTACTTGCGCTTGGCGGCGCGGATGTTGTCTACCATGTTGGGGTAGGGGCGGCCAGCTTTCTTGGCTGCCGCCTTTGCTGCCGCCTTCTTGGCAGGGCTGAGCTTTTTGGGTGCTCCGAGGGCCTTGGGTCTCGGTTTGTCCCACACGGGTTTTGTTGCCATATCAATCTCCTATGAGTTAAACAATGCAAGCTCGTCGCGGCGTCGGTTCTGCAGGCCTTTGAGTATTTTCCCACCGGCCATGCAATACTTCATCAGTTCCTGACCAGCGCCTTCTTTATCGCCGCGATTGAGCTTCTGACGAAGCGTCGAACGCTGGAGTGTTCCCAGACCGACGTTAAAACTAAAACTGACAAGACCGTCAAACATACCTTGGGTGAGAGGTACTGAAATGTACTGACCCACTCCACGTTCAAACCGGCTAAGGTCACTTCTGAGAATCCCATCAACTTCATCCATCGTAAATACCCGGTCATCCTCCGGGCGCAGGGGGACCGACATCCGGTCCTCTAATTTTAGTTTGCCTTGCTCAGGGTACAGCACATGCCCGACCCCGATTGTCCAGAGCTTTGCCGGACAACGATATGCCTTCTGCCGCACCCCCTCGTGATGCATGATCATCTTGATGGCTTTGGGGCTGACGTTCATTTGCCGAATGCCCGACCGCCGAAGTGGAATGCAATGATGCTGGCGAACAGTGCTTGGGTGTCATCATCCCAAAGCTGTGCGGCCATGTCGGCAAACGAGACGTTGTTCGTAAAGCCGTGCCAAATCAAGGCGCAATCAATGCCGACCAGCAAAAAGAAAAAGCCGTAGGTGATGACGGGGCGCACACTGGCCCGCAGGTTTTTCATCCACTGGCTGGTGCCCTCGTTGAGCGACGTGTCGTGGGCGTAGATGGCTTGCATCTCGGCTTGTTGGGCGGCAACCAGAGATTGCTTCTCCGCTGACTTGGTCTCGATCTCAAGCTGCTGCGTATGGATGTTCTCCACCCGCTCTTGGGCCTCAAACCCCATTTTGCGCATCTCCAATTCCCGGGCGATCTGCATCTGGGCTAGTTCCAGCTCGTGCTTCTTGTCCGACCGGTCTTGAAAGAAGTCCAAAATCTTGGGCAAGCCGCCCATCAGGAACGAAATCAGGGTGGAGAACAGTGTCAGCATTAGTAACTCTTTTTAGTTAACATTGAAGAAGCAATAGCCATAAGGGACTGGATGTCCTCTATGCTTTCAGGTCGATCTTTGAACCCGACGGTAATTTGACCGATGAAACGTGTTGCGTCCGGTGGTACAGAGATTCGACAGCCGTAGGTGACGCCAACCTCGACGTACCACAGGCCGATTTCGCTTTGTGGCTTGTGGTAGTCACCACACGGCGTTTCTCCTGCCATGAGCTTAACAACGTCTGCGTTATTGCCGGGGTTTTGGGTAAAGAGACCAACATCGATGCCCTCCAGTCTTTTGTCTCGTCCATCCTTGGTATATGCCCGGTACAGGACGCGAGTGCCGAACAACGGATTCACCTTAAATATAGCCACGGTCTGAGCGCCGCCGTACTTGATTAGCACTGCCGCAGCATCCTCAACCCGGGACTCGTTGATCGTCGGGAGCTTCTGGCTTTCTTTGTAGGCACCCACCAACAGCTCTTGGTTGGCGTAGACAAACCACGCACAAAAACCAAACACAAACATAATGAGCAGCGCAATAAGTTTAAACGGACTATCCACATACGACAATATGCGGTCTAGTACGCCCAGCGCTTTGTCCTTTTCGCTCACCTGTCGCACCTTTCAATCAGTTGTCGGTACTTGCCAATCTTCTGCGTGATCCGTTCGTTCTCCAGCCTGAGCTTGTGCATATCGATGTACATGAACATCATCACCGGCAACATGATTGCGAACAAAAACGCCATGATCGTCATACCAACCAAACCCCCAATCGACCCTTCTGGTGCAACATCACTGACCAGATTAGAGCGACTAGATATGCCAGCATTACCAGAACGATTACCACCTCCAAGGCCACCTCTTGCATTTGATCTAGTTTGACCCTGCGTTGCCATTCCAGTTCCCTTTGCATCTGTTCGGCTAGTTCCATCTCCCGTTCGTGTTCCTGCTCCAACCGGAACAGCGTCTGCTCAAAGTCTGCCCAAAATCCTCCAGGCAACCCCAGCTCATAGATGATCATGTTTCGCAACTGTTCGTACTGTTGCTTCAGCTCCATCTTGCGAGCCACCTCCTCAAACGCCAGAACCTGCAAGGACTTATCCTTGGGTGGGTTCTTTTTGACCTCCAGCTCCGCTTTTTTCAGCGTCTGCGTATGCTCTAGCACCTTACCAACATGCTGCGTGACCTGACTGGTCAGATCAGCTACTTCTTTCCCAGCTGCCTGAGCTTCCTTGACCAAAGCACAAAGTTTGCGAACGCCTGAGATAGCGCCGCTGACCATCGTGAAAGCGGTGACGGGATCCACATGGTTATCTCAAGTGGCGCAGCTTGTACAGCGTGCTCAGGAAGGTCTCAATTGCGGTATCAATTAGGTTCTGGATCGGCGTGTCCTTCTTGTCCACGGCGTCATAGCGAATCTTTTCGATGTCGTCCAGTAGCTGCTCCAATACCTTGATCGGGTCCTCTTCCTTGACCATGGGCAGATACGGGATGTCAATAATGTCGTGGCGGCCCTGATAGGCTTCGACTATCGCATCCGCGTTGTCGATAATTTCTGTGTAAAACTCGCCCAGTGCGGAGTGTTTGGCAAAGCTCCCGGCACCCGTGACACGCAGGTGCTCCCGGTGCGCATACTCACGCGCCAGGAACATCGTGCCAATCATGCGTCCAATCATTTCCATTGCTTACTCCGTTCTTACTGCTGCGGCTTTTGGGCCATGAGTTGCCGTTGTTGCAGCAACGCACTGATAGGATCGTTCGGGAACATGGCTGGATACATCAAGGGCACCTGCCCCATGCCACTGCCCTGCTGGACCTGGGGAGTGGTCGGCATGCGTGGGTTGAAGTTTGTGCCACGGGTAGGCGGTGCCGGGGGCAACTGACGCAGCATCTGGCTGGCGCTTGTTCCACGTGAAACAGGCAGGCCCTCCATGCCCGCCACCGGGGACTTCTTCCCCTCCTGCATGATGTCTCCTGCCTCTTGTGCCGCACCACGAAGGGGGGCCATCGTAGCGTTGGTGATTACCGACTTTGGAATGCCAATGCTTTCCAGCGCCTTGGTCACCTTCTTGGCGTCCGCAGGGGTGCTGATGTGAGTGACCTGCTTGGCGAACTCTTCGCTCTCCAGCGCCCGGGTAAAGATGCGCTTGTACAGCTGGTTCTCCAAGCTGCCCGTCATACGCACCAGCAGGGCCAGGGCCCCCGTTTCAGGGGAAATGCGACCGACCATTGCTTCACGGGCCGTGGTCGTCAGGAATTGAATACCGGTGCCAAAGGTGCGGCGCAGCGCCTCGTCCATCGACTCAAACGCCGGAATCTGGCCTGTCACATTAGCAAATGCATTCACCCGACGCTGAAGATCAGCCAGGGTCTTCAAGTTGTCCAGATGCTCGGTCCCGCCAAACAACACCTTCAACGCCCGCTCGTTGTTGTCCAGGAACGCCCTCAGGCCCCCGCCGCCCTGAGCGCCCTGCGTGGCAATGTCGTACACCGAACGGCGCAGAGCATCCACCATCTCGGGATTCGGGCTCATGGCATCCACCAGCTTGCGCATGATGGCGGGATCCCTCAATGCATCCTGGAGCACGAGACGCGGGTCAGCCTCGGGGCGCACGGCCTTGGCCAGCACCCGGTCCAGTTCGTTATCCTGGGCAGCCAGAGTACGCTGGTCCAGTTCCCCCAGACGCTTGACATAGTCGTCGGCCAAGGCCACTTCGTCGTTGAGCTTGGCTTTGATGTTGTCAGGCAGGGCGTCAACAATGTTGCGGTTCTTGTCCAGCACCGAGCGCAGCATCTTGGGGTCCACAATGCCGTCCTTGTTGACGACATTCTTGGAACGCAGCCAATCAATCGTGCCCTTCATCAACAGGTCAGAAGACTGCTGATCGGGGCCAAGGATGGCGGACACGCTCCGCAGGCTTTCGACGTTCTTGAATGCGTTGCGCAGCAGGTCCTCGTTAGGTAGCAAGTACTCACGACCACCGCGCTTGACCTGGGTCATCAGCAGAGGCAACGTGCTGTCATAGACGCTCTTGTAGTCGTCGATGAGGGTCTTCATCGCCTCGTACTCGCCCTTGAGCCGTGGTGCGTGGCCCAGGACCAGCTTCTCAACATCCCGGAACACCGCATCGCCGGTATCCATGATGCGTTGAGCGTCCGTTTGGCGCACCCGGTTGTTTCCGAGCATTGCGGCGTTGTACTTATTCAGCGAGTCGTTGCGGAATCGCTGAGCAGCGGTCAGGTAGTCCAGCGCCTCAGGAGTGTTCAGGTCAATCTTGGTGCTGTCAGAAGCGATGCGAGCAGCATCCTCACGCAGCTGTGCGGGATTGATTACGATCTTGCGACCAGGAATGATGGAGGGAACAGAAATGTTGCCCTGTGCATCGGGTTTCGGAGCCAGTTCCGCGAGCCCCGGTGTGCGCTTGCCGCCACGAGGTTTTTCACCTTTGACCAGCGTCATCACAGAGTCGCGCAACGCGGTCATGACCTCGGGGTCCAGCTCTCGTCCCATTGCTCCGATCTGCTGCGCCAACGCATCATCAACAAGACCGGTCAGGGCTTGCCCTTCCAAACGCTCACGCTGACGCAACTGCCCCTGAACAAAGTTGTCTAGGAGACGAATTGGCTCAGGCATCGGCGTGCGCAGAGACGGGCGCTCGACCTTGTACTTCTTGATTAGCTCAAGCACGGCTTGTTCCATGTCCTGCGACTGGAACAACGATTTCCCATCTTCCCGGGTAGGCAGCGGAGTTCCATCAGGAGCGGTGGCTTGTTTGAGTCCCATGCGTGACAGTACGTTCTGCCGCATGCTGTTATCCGCTTCCATGCGAGCTTGGATCACGCCGCGCAACTCATTGTTGAGCATGTCCAGGTTCTGTGGTCCGAGGCGCTCGGCCACTGCCAAAACCTCAGCGTCAGTCATGTCCTTCTTCTGGCGTAGCAAGCCTTCAAAGAAGGCCAAGCGGTCTGCCTGTGCTGCCTGGAACGCGGTCATGGCTTCTTGGCGAGCCTGCGGGGCTAGACTAGAGAACAGATTGCTCAGTGCTTCCTGATTCTGGTTGATGCGTTGTTTGACACTTTCCAGTTCCTTGGGACCTAGTTGCTCGAGCAGCTTCAGCTTTTCCTGCACCAGCGGCGCGTACATCGTCTTCTCAGCCGCATCGAACACGAAGCCTGCTTCAGCAAAGCGCGGATCAGCCATGGCTTTTTCCAAGGCCATCAACGCTTCTTGTGCTTCCTTGCTTTCAGCAATGGGGCCAAACACCTGAGTCAGTTTCTTCTCGGCGTTTTTAATCAACATCTTGGGAACGATGTTGACCAGTGGCAGCCTCCAGCCTGCCGGAGCAGCACCCAAGACTTCTTTTTCAATGTCGCTCAGGTTTGCATTCGGCCCAGTCATCTGTTCCTTGGTCCACGCAGCGGCCTTTGCGGTAGGCGACAAGTTGAGCAGTTTCTTGCCCGCGCCCATACTGCCAGACAGGGCTAACGGCACGCCGATAAAAGCAGCGGTGGGCAGCAGTTCTTTGTATATCGCCTTGCTTGGATTGGCATCATCCACGTTTTCTTCTACGGCCTGACGCAGGGCTTCCCAGCCTGCACCAAACGCCACATCCATCGCCGCCGCTTTGGCAGGGCTCTTCTGGATAAATTTGATGGTGTCGTCAGCGATGCCGCGCAAGATGCCTGCCGCAGGCTGTGCCGCAGTGACCATGGGCCGTGTTGCAGCCATGTAGCCCAGCACACCAGTGACAGGTAGTGCGTTGCCAACGCCTTCACCGATTGCACGTGCGTAGCGCTCCCCTGAGTTCTTAGGAGCCACTTCGCCACGGTTGAAGAACTTCGTAAACTGGAAAACCTGATTCTCATCCAGGCCCAGGCCCCGCCCAATGACTCGTTGCGCGGCATCCGGCAGAGAAAAAAGTGCAGAGTTAAACCCCCAGGAGGCGTTGTTGATTAAGCCTTTGACCTTGTCCGCGCCTTCGGTGATTTGCTCTGGAGCACCGGCTTTGCGGGGTTCAACGGCGGTAGGCGCACCTTCGGCACGCCCAACAATCTCGCCAGTGGTCATATCGACCAGCTGGCCCTGGGTGTTCATGATCGTAGGCATTACTGGACCAATCCTCTGAGTTGAGTCGGGTTGAAGCCCTGTATAGAACCGTTGGGCATACGGATATAAACCGTGGCCCGTGGGTCTTGCAGTTTTCCAACCGTACTACCAAGGAAGTTGTACATGCGTTTTGCTTGATCCGGGTCCTGCGGAATCTGGAACGGATCGCTTTGCGTGCCGGTGTTAGGCGTGCGCATGGCGTAGTCGTTCTTCTCGTAGCCCAGCTGCGTCAGCACCTGCTGACGGGCGTTACGCAACATGGCTTCCATGCTGTTGAATTGCTTGGCTGCAAGCTCCTTGTCAGCGAAGAACTTGGTCGGATCACTGATGCCCTTAGCGGTATCGCGTGCCCACTCTTGCTCTTGCACCGCCACGCGCCCGCCATCATTGGCCGAAGCGATGTTCTTCAGGATGGAGTTCATGCCGGTGCTAATACGGGTGCTGGCATCTGTCAAGTTCACATCAGGGCGAACAATGGCAGTGGGCAGTACAGGAACCAGCAGGTTGTTGACCTTGTCCGTGAACCACGCGCCGGGGCCATAGGCTTGTGAGTACACGCCCTTGAGGTTGTCCAGCGTAGACAAGCTGTTGTCCAGCGAGCGCAGCGTGGAGGTGAGCTTAATACGCTCGTCTTTGTTGGTTTCAACCGTAGTCGGAGCTTCGCCTCGGTTCTCGACAAACGGATTGTCTGTCGGGCGCAACGTGTAACGACTGCCCAGAGCAGATTGCACCGTTGGATTGTTCGGATCAATCGAAACACCCTTGTAGCCGCCATTTTTGGTTTCGGCAATGACCATGCCTGCAGCACCGTCCTTGAGTTGTCCACCGCCTTGTTTAATCTGCTCGGAAAGTAGGCGATAGTCGCCTTTGAGCAACTCGAGTTTGAGCTGCTGAGCATACTTATCCTGCTCCTGCACATCGCTAACGGCCTGGGACAAAGCTGCGGTATCAATCTTGATTTGACGGTCCTTGGCCTGTGCCAGCAGTGCCATAAAGCCTTGCGGGAGGTCGCTGGCAGCAGCGGCCAACATAGATATGGGGGTTGAGCCAGGACGAGGAGCCATGCCTGCGTACTTAAAGCCAGCATCGGCCAGCATCAGCAGGGCATTGACCTCCATGTCGTTCTTGGTGTCGCCAAGCAATTCCTTGTACAGGGGTGCGTACTCCGCCTTAGCGGCCTTGATACGTTCCATGCGAGACATGGCGGGCTCCATCGTGGGGGTGGCCACGTTGGGCTTGACTGGTGCGCCCGCTGCTGCAGCATCCCGCTCCTGTTGAGCAGCCAATTTCTGCTGGATAAAGTCACCCAGCGGATCAGCGCTCGGAGCTTCTGCAGGTCTTGCAGGAGCAGCCGTTGCCTTGCCGGGAGCAGCCACAGGAGCCGGGACTCCAGATTGAGACTGATCAGGCATGCTCGCCGTGTTGGCAATCGCGGCGGCCAGCTCTTCGTTGCTCAAGCGGCTGATGTTGGGCATCGGAATACTCTTGTCGCGGGTGCGGTAGTACTCCTGCTCAAACTTCTGCATCAGCTCTTGACGAGCGGGATCAACTCTATCGCCGACCACGCCCTGGTACACACCGCTTGCGCCAATCACGCCTGCCCCTGTTGCGGCAGCGGGGGCAGCTAAAGTGCTGGCTCGGCCTGCCATGGTGGTTGCCTGAGGACCCGCAAGATTAGACAAGTGCTGGGTCAGCGTCGGGTACTTCAGGATTTGCTCTGCCGTATAGCGACCGCCTTCGCCACGCACATTTTCAAAGATCGGGCGGAAGGTCTGGGGGAAGCCCTGAGACATCAAACGACCGCCCAAAGCATTTGCTTCCATGCCCAAGGTGCTCAGTTTGTCGGCTCCCATCTGAGCAAAACGCATCATCGGGTTCACAAATGCTCCACCAAAAGCATGCAACGGGGGCATGCCATCAGGCGTCGGAGGATGGTCCACCATCCCGCCGTCAGCAAACATTGAATTGCCCTTAAATGCGTTTCCGTACAGACTAACGTAGTCTTGCTGTCTTTGCAAAGACATGCCCTGCGCCATCATCGGATTGAGTACCGGGGGTGCAATCTTGGGACCGCCTTCTGCTGCGGGAGCAGTTGCGCCAGGAACTTGTTGGCTTCCACTGCCCGCTTGCGCTGCTTGGCTTTGCTTGAACGCCGCGAATGCTGCGCCTGTCTGCGCTGCTTTTTGAGCCGCATCCTGCTGCTCAGGGGTCATGGCGGCAGACATGTCTCCGCCGCCCAATTGAGAGCCCATTACCTTTTGCATGTATTCCTGGTTAAAGCCCTCTAATTGATTTGGAGCCCCCTGGGAGGCACCATATCCCTGTTGGAGCGCAGTAGTTGCCTGCTGACCAAGTTGGCCCCCGCCCATACCGCCCATGCCACCTGCACCGACACTGATAGGAACGCGCAGAGTTATGCCGCCCTCACCGGTTACTTCTCCGCCACCGGCGAGTTGTTGGGGCGGAGCCTGTTCAGCCCCGCCCTGGGGGAAAGGGGGCGCACTCGCCATGCCCGGAGGCATGGCCGCTGCTATGCCCTGCGGCCCGGGAGGAGGAGCAGGAGGCTGTTGGCCTGCTTGAGGGGGCATCATGCCCTGAGCACCGGGCAACCCGCCAATACCGCCTTGCTGGGCACCGAGTTGCGGTTGCAGCATGGCAAGGACTTCAGGAGGCGTTTCCATAGCGGCTTCTTCGCCTACCATCTGAGCCAGTTCCTGGTAACGCGCATCCACCGAACGCATGTCGCCGCGCAGCGTATTCATCAGAATCTCAGGATTCTGAGGCGTGCGGGACATCTGCGGCATCTCTTCGGAAGGCTCAGGCATCTCTTCCATCTCTTCCATCTCTTCCATGTCAAAGCCGGAGAGGATGCCGGAGTTGCGAGCATCCTTAGACAAGGGCATCGCAAACATGGCGCGTTTGAGGATGTCTTCTTTCATTTCTTTTCCTTAAAGGAGGCCAGCTTTGTTCGCCGCGCCTGCAGTGGCGGCAACCCCGGTGGCCAAACCTGCGGCCTGCTGGAACGGACTTGGAGTAGCCGCTGACTGCTGAGTTACAGCCATTTGCGAGGACGGTGCACCCTTGTAGATGTCCGACACAAAAGCAATGTTCTGGTACGGCTGCATCGCGTTTTGCATCTGCGTAGCGCGGGTCGCATCCAGCTCGGACTGGTACTGCTTCTGCTGCTGAGCACCCGTGTTGTACAGGAAGTTGACATCCTGCTGGCCCAACTGCTGAGCAGTTTGGCCCAATGCGGCTTGCTGCACGCCTGCGTTGCCAATCTGCGTGCCAAGCGATCCAAGGCCCTGGGCCGTCTGCAAGCCCTGGCTGAACTGCTGGTTCGCCAGATTGCCAATACCCTGACCCAGGTTCTGAAGCTGTTGACTTTGCTGGCCCAGGATGTTGGCCTGTTGGCCCGCCAAATTGCCGTATTGGGCACCCATGTTGCCAAGCGCCTGCCCTTGTTGCATCTGGCGCTGTTGCTGCTGTTCAAACGCTTGCTGAGATTGGGCTTGTGCCCCGCCGTAGCCCTGCATGAGCATGTTGGCGATGGCTTGGTTGCGGGTCTGATCCAGATTGCGTGCCATCTCAGCCCGCTGTACGCCTTCGCGAGACCCACCAAACGCACCTGCTTTGACGGCCTGGGCTTGTTGATTCAGGCCCGCCATCGCTCCCTGACGATTGATCTCATCCAGGCCCTGACGCATGACCGTTTGCAAGAACGGGTTCATGTAGTCCTGAACGGAGTTAGGGTTGTAGCCCTGTGCGGCTCCAGCCAGGGAACCAATTCCTGCGTTTATGGCCCCATAACCTTGCCCAGCCTGCTGAGCATACTGCCCCATCTGTTGGGCAGGATTGGCCGCCATGTTCATGGCCTGCTGAGCAGCCCCGAATTGACCACGGGTGTCTGACCCTCGCAGTACATCTGCTGCTTCGCCCATGGTCCGTGTGCCTTGGGTCAGGGATTGCGCACCCCCTTGCAGATACGGCGAATAAGCACCGATGCCCGCACGGGCAAGGCCCAGGGCATCCAGCTGGTCCTGGGACATTCCCGCGATTTTGTAATCGGGGAGATTAGGCGGAGCAGAACCAAGCGCCTGCGCAGACTTCAGTAAGCCTACTTTATAGGCTTCAATATCCGGTGCTTCCCGGACGTACTGCTCAGTAATATTTGCCGCTTGTGCGCCCGTAGCGGTAGGTGTATATCCAGTAGGAGTGGTTGCCATGTTTAGCCCCGTGAAGCGTTGCGCTCAAGTTGATGCATCAGAGCGTACATTTTCTTCGCTCCAGCTCTGCGGTCGCCTTTACCCGCGCCACGTACAGCCTTGGCCGTCATGACAAATTCGCCGTCAGAGAGCATCGCAGGGATGGAGTCCGACTTCTCGGTTCCAGGGCCACTGATCTGTCCAGTACGGCGAGGATACCCGCCCTCGGCCAAAGTGGCAAGACCTGCAAGGTTAGGATTCAACAACTGCTGCTTAAACTGCTCGTTGTATAAAGAAGGATACAGGCGAGCGGCCAGCGAAGAGATTCCAGGCCTACTGCCAGTGTTGGGAGGCGACGATCCCAACGTCGGAGTGGGGGCCACAGGATTGATAGGATTGGGTACCGGCTGAATTGAAACATCCGGGGCGGGGTTGGTAGGCAGAACTGGAGTCGTGAACTCGTCAATTGCATCTCTTACTGGTTCAGTAGTGCGAAGAATCAGGCCCTTTGTTCCAGACAATGCCTGCCGTACCGCGTCAAGAACGTCTCCTCCCCAAGACATATGCACCGTCGGCTGCAGGCTTGCAATTCCGCCATCGCCCATGCCGCCCTCAGAGGGGGGAGCAGCCGGGTTCATCGGACCGCCGTCCGCGCTTTGCATATAGCCGCCATCTGCCGCATACCGGGGACGGTTGCTATAAAAATCAATCGGCTGGAACAAGTTGCTGTACATGTTCGCGTTGTTGTATGGCTGAGCAATTCGAGTCTGTTGGCCTAAAGCGCCAGGGGGAGGCGTGTAATAGGTCGGTTCAGACGTCGAAGTGGTACCCGGCATCGGCTGACGTGTGGTTTCGATCGAGCCCCGGGGATCCCAACGCTGTCCGCCGGTAATGTACCCACGCTCGTCGTACTGCACTCCAGGCAAGTTTTGAATGAGGTACTGGCGGGGGTTATCCCTTACCAAGTCCTCGCCAGGAGTCCCAGCAAGTTTCCCTGCCAATTCAGACGGGGGCAGCGGAGTGGGCTTGAATCCGCCCGTCAGAGCCGCAACGCCTAAGCCAGCAGCGGCCATGGGGCCGTACTTAGCAAAAACCCCGGGCTTAGCCGCGTCGTATGCGGTTTGATAGGCTTTTTCCGCCAAAGTTTGACTACCCGTATCAGCAAGGGCTTGACGATAGGCCTCATTCGCCTTCACGGTGGCGTCTTTGGCACCCTGCTCTGCAATACCAGACGGAGACAGATACCGGTTGTACAGGTCCTTGGCCCCTTGATAGGTATCCTGTCCCAGGTTCTGAACCTTGCTTAGCGTGGTCTCATACTGATTGAATTCCGGGCCAAGGGCGGCGATACCCTGCTGAGGGCCCATGGCTCCAGCAGTTTGAGGCCCTTGGGCCGCGATCCCTGGTGCGAGAGTGGCGGCAGCAGGAGGGGGCGTCGTCGGAGAGGTAGATTGCTGTCCTCCGCCCTGAGCAATTTGATTGCGGATATCTTCCACGGAGACCGGCTTGCCGTCCTCCACTGGAGCTCCCGGGCCCCCTGGGCCGGTGGGGGCAGGGGTGCTGGCAAGATTGATCGCTCCAGAGATTGCACCTTGGGTTAGGCCCGTTTTAATGGCATCCTGCAGGCTCTGGCCCGTTAGTTTGCCAATACTGGCACCCACCACACCTGCGCCCAGAGCAGCTTGTCCTGCAGCACTTGTAACGCCAACAGCACTTCCTACCTCTTTGCCTACTCCAGGAGCCAAAGCGGCGGAGAAGTACGAGGTGGCACCGGCCTTCAAAACGTCCTTGAGACTGCCGCCCATCACACCGGTAACGATGCCAGAAGCAAGGCCTGCAGCGGCGGCGGTACTTCCGACCAGACCCATGCCGGTAATGCCAAAGGCCCCCGGGCCAAGGAACGTGGCCAAGGCAGCAGTGACCAGGATTCGACCAACGGTGCTGCTCAGGACGGGCTTGAGCGCATCGGCGATGCCGCTGGTGACGCCGCGAACAGCCCCTACTACGCTTTTACCAGCATCAACGAGATCCTTGAGGGGGTTCCAATATTCAGGTAGCCCAGTACTTGGGTTGATGGTGCCCGAACCCCCGCGCTTTTTGAGCATGCGGGCTTCGCCTTTGGTGATGTGCGCAAGCGTGGTGTCGCCATAACGGCCTTGGTTTGCCACCATCCGAGCGGCTTCGGCAATACCTCCCCGTGCCATCGTGGCCGGGGGTTGCGGCATCTGGGCCTGCATTTCACGGGCGTTACCCGTTTGGCGTTCCCGCTTTGCCTGCAGAAACACCATACCCAAAGCGGCGATCAGCTCAGGATCGTACTTCTCAGGCAGCATGCCCTCTTCAAAAATCCCCTGGGAAATGGCCTGTTGAACGGTTTCGGCATACTTTTCCGGGTGATCGTGCAGGTATTGGAAAAGCGCAATCACCAAGTCCAACTGTTCATCCGTCAGCTGATCCAGCATTGGGGTCAGCTGGGCCATCAACTGCTGAATCTGGCCACTGGCTTCAGGGTTGGTGTCGCCCAGGGCCCCGGAAATAGCGTCGTAAGAGTCGTCGATTGACAATTGCGGAGCGGCTTCTTGGCCCCCTTGTGGCAGGGACATAATGCCTTGTTGTTCAGTGGCCATGGGGGTTCCTTTGCAGGGCGTAAGAGTGGTTGAATCGTATCATGAGGAGGGGTTTCAGACAATCAGGATTGGCGTCACTGCGTCAATTACCGGCTGACTTCTTCCCAATCCAACGAGCCGAGTACTTGGTGGCTGGCTCCATCGCTAGCGCAAGCCAATGTTATCTCATAGGCAGTTGCAGTGAAGGGGTCTCGCTCAAGCTGGGTGGTAAACAGTGCAGCCTTGAGGATGTCAACGCTGGATGACCCCTGATTAGAGCCTTGGAAATAACCCGTCGCCAAAATTCGCCCGGTACCCACAGTGAATGCGGTTCCAGTAATGTTGTATTCCACCGCTGAGTTTGTTCCCGCGCTGACCCACGTTCCGCCAGTCGTAGTGCCCGCCGCCACAACTTCCCACTTGTAGTTCGCGTTGTTTGTGATACCCAAGATAGATATGGCCGTCAGAATGGCAATGGCATCCAGCCGGGTTGATTTCAGGCGAAACGACACAACTGGATAAAACGTCCCGGAAGTGGTTAGTGTTCTTGGGCTGGTGATGGTATTGCCAGCAGATAGCTGAGCACCGCGCAGTTCATATCCACCCTCAGAAATCACGGTCGAGCAGACTTGTTTCAGAGTGCTGGCCCCGGATGTAGCTCCCGTGTTCGTCATCTCGTACCGCAGTGGCAAAGAGGCAGTGGTGATGTACGTGGTGGTGACTAAGTTGGCATGGTCAAAGTTGTGGACAGGGACAAACGCGCCGTTGATGATGAACCCCGTGCGAACAGTGCCAAGACCCAACCATTCAATGTCTAAATACAGGATCTGCGCCTTAGAGGCATCCAGCGTCAGGCCCGACGGCCCAGTGCCGTCCATAGGGTCTTGGTTCCAGTCGGCCTGAGCAACTCGTGTATTAGTCAAAGACCCAGTCACGCTACTGCGCTCGACCATGTAGTTGGTCGTTCCGTCGCGTTCAAAATAGATGCCGTTTGCCGCGCCAAAATATCCTGCTCGCTGGCGCAGACCGGCTTTGGCTGTACCAAACACAAAGGTGTTCATAACCAGCAGACTCTTGCCCGGCTGGTATGCAAAGACTTTGATGGTCTCGCGGATGATCTGGTCTCCACTGGCAGAACCCACAGTCAGGTTAACCAAGCCCTCGTCCGCGCTGAACGTAGCCGCTGCAGTGCCAGTAATGCTGCTTGCCCACAGGTTGTTGTCTGCGTAACGGTGGGAAGAGTCAAACAAAGTCAGGGGGTTGCTGACCCGCAGGCGCCCGAAGGCATCTGTAGACGTAGACGGAAAGGAAATTGGCAGTTCTGAGGTGGTGGCCATGAGCTGTCCCACAATCTTGTTGAGCTGGTTGAAATACAAGCGCAGCACGTTGTTGAACTGCTCTTGGTACTGGGGGTTGTACTGAGCAGGTGCCAGAGGCAAGTTAGGAGGCACAACTCGGGTGAGCTGTGCCTCTGAGGTGACGATCAATGTTGACATCAGCCTTCCTTATCTGCGGCCATCCGGGCGCAGGTCGATACGAGGTACCCCAAGCTGCCAAGACACCCCCAGTTCGGTCGATTCCAACTTAAAAGCCATCTGGCGTCCACGCAGACGCACAAATACTTCCTCAGTGAATTCTTGAACAGTGTAGGTACGTTGGTTTTGGTAGTTTTGGGCGCTGATTATGGACGGGTTTTCCTCGGTGCCGTATGGCGAGCCAGGAAATTTACGGGGACGGATTGTCATATTGACCGTTGGATTGTTGATCGTAGATCCGTCAAAAGTTAAATCAGGAAGTATGCGCCACACAAATCCAAAATTGTGCCCGTCACCGATATCAAAATCAGAGGATTGGACATACGCGTAGATCGGTGACGCAGGGTTTGTGGTCCCGTCATCATTACCACTTTCTTGATTGACCAAAATACCGCACGGCTGGGGAGTAATTCCAGTCATCGTTTGAGAAGCAATAGTGAGCGGCGTGCTGATCGTATAGGTGCCCGTGCCCCCAGTGCCGGTTCCAAATGCGGTAATAGTTGTATTTGCGGGGATTTCATCTCCCACCAACGTCATACCCGATACTATGGCTCCTGCCGTCACCTGCGTAACGGTCAGAGTTGTGCTGGAAATGCTTCCAATAAACGTCGGAGTTGAAGGCAGTGTTGCAATCGGCGTATCCCGAAGTGGCGTGTCCAACCACGCTGTGCGAGTCATTGTCCCGTAGTACCACACGTTTTCCAGATGGTTGTAGACCACGTACTTGTCAATTTCCGAGGAGTTTGCAGAACAATAGAAGAACCACACCTCGTTGTATGCCTCGTTTGTCGTGGCAAAACACTGATACCCCTGGTTTAGGTTGATGTCGTCATACACATACTGGCGCAGTGTGGAGGGCAACGTGTCCACACGACCGGTGTACATGTAAAATTTATCTGTCCCCATCCAAAATGTTATGTTGTTGGCCACAGCCACCGCATTGGGTCCAATCAACGAGATGTTGTCGCCCATGATTTGAAACCCCCACACATAAGGGGGCCCCAAAAACTGCATGGAATACAGCGAGGTATCCGTCCACACCAGAATTTCCTGGCGGGTTTGTTGTTGCGTCACGATGGTAGAACCATGGCTCAGGCGGTAACTTCCTGCCTGATTGGTAGCCTCCGGCCACCACACAAACGGATCTTCTTGGTCCGACCAACGGATCAACATTGGGTCTTGCGCCGTGGGTGCGACCAAGTCCTTTCCCGCAGGCAACTCGTTGGTGCCAAATGCAATCACAAACCGCGACGCGTCAGACACGGTTACGAAGTTGGCAACCGAAGGGCAAGAGCTATCAGCAGTGAACGTGCCCCCTTTTAGAGTGACCGTGCTCAAAGGACCGAGCAACTGAGCACGATTGAATACTGCTGTGGGACTGTTGGCCCAGTAGTAGACAGCCCCGCCACGTGGGTTAATGATCAAGTCTTCGCCAAAATTGGATTGGCTCCACGTGCGCAGTTGAACGCCTTGTGATACGCCGGTAGTGGAAGGAGATCCCCACCCTGATATCAAGCCCATGTATTGATAAACAGGGGTGCCAATCGTTGCTGCATTCGAAAACCCGTTCACTGCTCGAACACAATCTGTAAACGTGTTCCCTACAACTGTGACGTAGCTGATGACCTCTCGACCAATTGTTATATACCCGCCCATTACATTAAACCCGGCAGTGGAAGCAACAGTGATTCCAAGCCCGAATGCTCCGGTCCAAACCGTTACACCCGTAGCCGCCACATGCGTTGTTGCCGTGCTCAAATAGCCACGAGTGCAGCCCGTGAAGGTAGTGGCCGTTTTGCCAGTGTAGTTAATGATCTCAGAATCAATCGACAACGACCCGGTTGACGAAAAAGCAGCAGTAGTTGCCACAGAAATAGTGGTTGCCGACGCGCTCAAGGCAGTAGAAAGAGTGGTAAGCGGCAGTGCGCTCAGTGGGGCCCCTGTCAATGTTGAAGTTGCGGAAGGGCCCGAAGATCCGCCCCAGCCGCCCGCGCCCCAGCCTACTCCAGCGGTATAAGTGCCTCCACCTGTGTTGATTTGATACTGAGCAACGGTAGCTGCACCCCCGTTACCAACGTCCCCTCCAGTTGCATTAACCGGTAACGTGACGGTGTACTGGGAATCGCTGACGTAGGTAATTTGATATTCTGCGTTTAAAACCAACGCTGTTACCGCACCGCCAAGGGACACAGCTCCGCTAAAAGTAACAAAATCCCCGTTTTGCGCCCCATGCGATATATCGGTGACAAGCAAGATGGGGGACCCTGAGCTGGCTGCAAATGTGACTCCACCAGGAGCCGTTGTACTTCTGATGGGCGTTACATCATAAAAATAGCCCCCTGGGCCGTTCTGAATGTAGAACTTTAGGTTTGTTCCAAGCCCCAGGAGGTTGTAGCCAAGCAGGTTGATCCAGTTCCACAGTGAACGGCACACGCCCCAGAAGGATCCCGTTGGCGGAGCCAGTTCGCCCACAAACGTGGTGGTGTCCGCCGTGCCCTGATCCATCGTCCATCCCCCAATTTTTTCGGGGTAGCCAGAACGGAATCGGATCTTGTCCGACTCAAAGTAGCCCCCTTCGTTGGCCAAGGAGGTGCCTTCCCGGTTAATGCCGGGACGAAGAGAGAGCTTTTGCAACGGCATTTATGTTTCTCCGCCCGTTAGGAATTTCAAACAACAATGGTAGTGACAGCCCATGATCAAAATTTAACGAAGTTCCCACCAGTAAGAAACGCCAGTATTTACTTTGTAAGTAGTGTTCGCCGGAATGATGACTGAAAAAGGACTGCTGTTGTTATTGTCACCACCAATAACAGCTGCAGCAACTCCGTTAATGTAAAAAGTAGCAGTTGTTGCACCTAGTGATACGGTAACCATAACCATAATTGCCCTACCAGTAGTATTGGTATAGGTTGTATTGGCAACCCGCTGCACACTAGGACTCAACATATTCTGCCAAGTCTGGTTTGAGCCAATTACGTTATAAGCAAGCTCTGATTGCACGTATCCGGTAGTAGCCACCGTCGTGTTATTTGTTCCCAAAGACTGTGTGGTGGCCGTTACGTTGCTGGCAATCGTGCCGCCAGATACCAAGTTGTTGGCATTCGTGGCAAGGCTGGCAGTAGTTGCGCTCGTTGCATTTTGTACCGCTGTAGCGCCAATTGCCGTGACAATGTCCGCAGAGGACGCGGCGGAGAAAGCACTGGAACCATTGCCTTTGACCAAAGCACCAGACGAGATGGACGTGGCCCCAGTGCCGCCATTTGCCACCGGCAACGTACCTGTAACGCCCGTTGTGAGCGGAAGCCCCGTAGCATTCGTCAAGGTGATAGCAGAAGGGGTTCCCAAGTTAGGCGTGAGTAGCGTGGGGCTGTCCCACTTAACCACCGCCCCCAGACCCGTTGAGGTGGTCGCTCCGGTTCCGCCGTTAATCACATTCAATACGCCCGTGACCCCCGTGGTGAGAGGAAGCCCAGTTGCGTTCGTAAGAACAGCAGCAGAAGGCGTGCCCAGGTTAGGAGTGGTCAGCGCGGGGCTGGTAGATAGGACGTTGGATCCAGTGCCCGTTGAGGTCGTCACGCCCGTTCCGCCATTGGCCACGGCCAACGTGCCGGACATGGTGATCGTGCCCGAGTCAGTGATCGGGCCCCCGGAGAACGTCAGTCCGGTGGTGCCGCCAGAAACGTTGATCGAGCTGACCGTGACGTTGTAAAAGTTCGTCCCATTACTAAAAACAACAGCCTTCTCCCCCGCCTTGATCGTGGCATACGATCCCGCAGCAGTGGTATTACCAATCACCGTTGAGTTGTACAGCTTCATGTCCCCCAAGGTCTGGTTCCAAATAATGTAGGACTTAGTGACCGGAGGAGCGTAGATGTTGAACGGAGAGGCAAACGAAGCAAACGCCAGCAGCGCCATGCGCGACTGGTCCTCTGTCCCGTTGTTGGCGGTAAGAGCTTGGTTTGCGCTGGTCACGGTGACCGTAGCGAAGCCCGTGATTGCCTCTTCCACCAGGGTTCCCAGGTTGTAGTTGGTCGTGTTGCCCCAGGTTCCAGCCTCAGCTCCGCTGGCAATCAAATTCAAACGCAGATTTGAGGAATAGGTCGTCATGTGTCACTCCGTTACATGGTGGGTATATTTTGCCAGTTGGGGTCCTGGTTGTCATCAATTTCAGTCCAGCTCTGGGGCTGAGTATTCACAACCGGCACCCATCCAGGCGTCTGGCTGTCATCAACTGGGCTCCATAAGAAGTCCCCAAGGAACGCATCAGATGCCGTTGCCAATTCTGATAACTGCGCGTTATAACTTACTGCAGGAACGTTGGTTTCCGTTGCGGCTGCAGTATCAACCACGGAAACCCCAAAGGTAAATATGGGGGAAATAAGTTCCGTTATTGCGGCTGTTTCGTTTAGGAAGGCCGCAGCGCCCAAGCGGGCGCTTGGGGCGTCAGTAATCGTACCTGATTCGGACACTACCGTATACAAGCTGTTTAGGCCAAGAATGGCGTCGGCCACCGTGGTAGAGTCAGCAAAACTGGCCGGAATAAACAAAGCCATGGAAATGTTGTCCGTGGCAGTTGCTGAGTCCGCAGAGGCCACATTGAACGTACCGCGCACGGTAACGGCATCTGTTCCCGTAGCTTGCTCTTGAATTGAAGTGAGGAAGTCCGCCCGGGTTGTCAAGGCATCCGTTGCCGTGGCTGTTTCAGCCGCGTAGGCTACCGCATACAGCAGCGCACTGTTGGAGTCCGTGGCTGTGGAAGTCTCGGAAATAACGCCAGCAAACGCCAACCCCGGCAAGTACGCATCTGAGGCAGCTAGGGAGTCGGCAAACGCAGCGGCAAACGCCAGTCCACTGATGTACTGATCCGTGCCAGTAGCCGACTCGTCCACAACCCCGAAGAAGGTCATTACCCCGGAAACGGCGTCCGTCCCGGTGACTGTTTCCAGAATGATGGGGAAGAAGTCAGCCTGCGCCGACAGGGAATCCGTAGCCGTGGCGGTCTCGCTGATTACTCCGCCAAACAGAGCGGCAGCATTGAATAAGTCAGTAGCCGTAGAGGTCTCTGCAATATCCCCTGTATAGGTGCCACCGCCGGTTGGGACGTAGGCAATGACGATTATGCCTTGAGTACCTGCGCCGCCTGTGTTAACAGTAGTTGATGAATTTGATGTTCCTCCACTACCGCCTGAACCATAATTGGCACCGGCCACACCTGCTGTGCTAGACGTACCTGTAGGAGCAGAACCACCAGGGCCGCCACCACCGCCAATGGTGTTAAGAATATCAATACCCGCGCCACCTGCTTTACCAGCGGAGTTGACGCCGCCACCACCGCCGCCACCGACTGTGCCTGCCGTATTAGAAGCGCCGCCACCAGCGCCGCCAAAATTGTTACCGCCTGTGCCGCCAAGAGCAGAAGATGCGTTACCACCAGCAGAACCACCGCCGTTACCACCACCGCCACCACCAGCCGTGTTGGCCGCAGTCGCGTTAGCAAAACCAATACCGCCGTTGCCCCCGGCTCCATTAGGCCCAGCAGCGCCGCCGCCACCGCCACCAGTAACATATACACCAGAGGTTGTGGTCGTTGAACCCGCGCCACCAGTACCACCAGAATATGTACCGGAACCGCCTGTTCCACCTACTGATGTAGGAGTTGTTGTTGTAGTACCGCCAGCACCCCCTGTGGCAGTATTGGTTACCGCCCAAGAAGTTGTACCGCCTGTGCCGCCAGTAGTTCCACCTGCTGTTCCTGCTGTGCCGACCGCAACAGTAATTGAAGAACCGCCCGTGGTTGAATAATTTGTTACCGAGGTATAGCCACCACCACCGCCGCCAGCGCCACCTGCTTTGTTAGTTGCAGATGGTGCGCGAGCGCCTGACCCACCGCCTCCACCGCCAATCAAATGAATGGTGTTTGTGTTGTTCCAGTCACTAGGAACAGTCCATGATGTGGTGGCTGTGTTGGTGATCTGATAAACCTTGAGCGCACCTGCTCCGCCAGCTTGGAACAAACCACCAGTGTTGTTGCCGCTGTTTGTGGAGTTTGCTCCTAGATACCAGACATACGGGGTTGTTCCGTCAGTAGCTGGCAGGGGAGAAAAGGAGACATCTTGCACGTTGAGGTAATTGGTGGATACTGTGCCGCCACCCGATAACGTGAGAGTTCCTCTGGTTCCAGCTGTTGAACTGTTTATTGTTAATAATTTTGCCGCCGCACCTGCGCCAGTAAATTGAGAAACAGTTTGCGCAACAGAGGACGTCAATGTTATTGTTGTGGCGGCTGTTGCGGTATAGGTTGCAGTAATGTCTTTGAAGGTGTTTGTACCGCTAATGGTTAATGCACCCGCACCGCCTTGGTCAAGCGTTATGTTTGTATAAGCAACGCTTCCACCTGCAAATGTTTTTGCAGTAGCGGCAGTCAAGCTGACTGTGCCGGTTCCAGTAACGGTTAAATTTGTGGAAGTTGCAGCGCTCCACGCAGAACCTCCGCTTGTGAGAGTCCAAGTGCCAGAACCAATTGCAAGAGTTCTTACGTTAGAGTTACTAGAAGAAAACGAACCAGCAGTTACGTTGTAGGTTGTGGCATCAAACGTACCGTTGGTTAGCGTAAGCGTACTTGAACCAATGTTCAACGCATCCTGAAGCTGCCATGTACCGCCCACCCCGTTAAAAGTCATGCTTCGGGAAAGAGCCACCCCTGCGCTGGTGATTGTCTTGGTTCCGCTAGTGGCTGCAAACGTAGTAGGCCCAGTACCTGTAGTCGTCATGCCTGATTTTAGAGTCAGGTTTCCGTAACAAGTCAAAGCGCTGCTAGAACCTGCCCATATACCAGTAAATGTAGATAAACCACCGTTGGAAAAATCAAGATTTCTAGCAACGCTTGGTTGTGCAAATTGATATGATCCAGCAGTAATAATAAAATTGATTGAATTTGCTTCTGTAACAGCCCCAGAAGAAAGTGTTATTGCGGTAGCACCAGAATAGGTTAAATATACGTTAGGCGTTCCAGTAATAGTTGTGCTGACTGACCCTATCCATGGGCTTCCAGAGCTTGTTAATGAAATATTACCAGTACCGAACGCAAGCGTACCCCCGCCACAGGAAAACAAACCTGTTGTCCAAGTCAGATTATTTAGGTCTAAGGTTCCAGCCGTAAGCACTGTTGTGCGAGTCGAGCCGGTTGTAAAAGCATCTTGAGCAGTTACAGTACCACCAGGACTATTGATCGTGATTGGTTGAGTAAACGATTTACCTGCGCTGGTGATTGTTTGGCTTACACGACCAGCAAAAGTTATTATGTCTATTCCTGTTAATGTAGTTCCAGTACCGTTAATCCAGTTACCATAAATTGTAGGCGTAAAGGTGCTTGAGGCCAGCGTCATTGTGTTGCTGGTCCTAGCTGACATATCAATCGTGCCAATATTCCACTCTTTATTTATAGTAACTGTAACGCCACTATTAAGTCCGGTTGCCTCAAATATTGCAGTATCCTGGGCAAGAGGAAAATTGTTTACAGCAGGACTTGCGCCACTACTAGCCGCCCATCCAGTAGCAGACCAGTTGCCTCCAGCAGCAAGGTTCCAATAAACAGTTTTTGCGGCAGGAAACGTGATACCTGAGTTGCCGCCGCAGTCCCCTGCGCGAGTCGGAGATCCACCCGAAGCAGTTCCAGCTATTGTGATGTCTCTAAAATCACAGTCTGTGGCAGATAAAGTACCAACAGTCAACGTGCGAGTAGTCCCGACAATTGCATTATTTGAAGAATCTCCAGACTGAACGTATATACGCCTGATAGCTGATCCACCTGCAACTGAAAGCGTATTACTGATTGTCTGGTTGGCATTAAAACGTAAGACAAATATACCGGCTGATGACGGCGGCGTTACGGTTAAATTATTAAATGTATTAATTCCTTGAATTGAAAGAGCACCATCACTGGTGCTTGTCGCAGTTACGTTATAAAAAGTTAACCCTCCGCTATTAATAACTGGAAAATTGTTTGATACATTTATTTGCGATGTTCCAGCATTGAATGTCAGGTTTGTTATGGTGCTCATGCTTATTGCACCACCCGCACTTAATGTAACCGTACTTGAACCAAGCGTAATTGTTCTAGTATTACTGTTGTTAGAAGAAATACTTCCAGCAGTAAAGTTGTAGTTACCAGTGTCAAACGTACCATTTGTTACAGTAAGACTGTTTGATCCGATATTTAATGCACTACCTAATGTCCATGCTCCACCAACTCCGTTAAGTGTTATCCCCCCGCTAATGGTTGTGCCATTGGTGGTAATTGTCTTGCCAGTGGTTGTGGCGTTAAACGTAATGGTGCCCGTGTTATTCCATACAGTTCCAGCAATCAATGACATGGACCCGCTTACGGCAAGCGTAGGACCTGTCCCCTGATTAAACGTAATTGTGCCAGCGGAAACAGTAAGGTCCAGACAGGTCAATCCATTCGCCATGGTGACGGTGTAGGTTCCTGCCTGATCGAAAAATACAGAATCAGCAGCAGTCGGCGCAGACGCGCCACCAGCGCCGCCAGACGTAGCGGACCAGCTTGTTGTAGAGACGGCAGTCCAGCTACCCGACCCCCCAACCCAATAGCGGTTTGCCATTTACACCTCCGGCGCTGGAGGTTCGTCAGGTGGCGGGGCAGTTACGGCGGCAATCCAGTTATCAAGGCGCTGCTGTTTCATGGCAGCGATTTCTGCGCCGGACAAGTTGTGGTCGTCCGGTAGATGCAGCGCATCCGCGAATCTTCCATACTGGGTCTCAAACTCGAAATCAATCTTGATCATCGCCGTCTCTATTAGCCAGCCAAGCTCAGGGTGTAGGTCACGTTCAGGGTGTCGCCAGAAGCAACCGAGCGGTCGCCGCCCGTGAAGTCAGCGGCAGAGAACAGCGTACCGGTAGAACCCGACTTGGTGTTGTTGCTGACCAAGAATGCGCCGCCAACGGTGGACGTAGCGTTTATGTTGAACACCGCAACCGAGGCGGAGTTCGTAGCCACCGAGGGGTTGGCCGTCGTTGCCGTGGCAAACGTACAGGCGGGGCGGGTGGCGTTGCTGTAGGGCACGACTTCCGTCCAGCCAGCGTGGGAGGACATGGTGTCACCAGCGGCAGGGGTGTTAGACGCGCCAGCGCCGTACAGGCCGATGTACCAAGTCGTGATCTGGGCAACCGAGGTCAGGGCCGTGCCGCACATGTATTGCAGACCGACGTTCACCACGAGGTTGTGGTTCTCAGCAGACCATTTCAGCTTGCCTTCGGAGTCGTAGCACTCCATGGTGAATTTACCCAAAGCCATCAACTGGTCTTCGGGCTGGCCGCTACGGATCAAGGTTCCGCTGACGGTGTCGGTAGAGATTGCTTTTTCGATGGACATGATTACTCCTTAGGTGATGCGAATCAGTGCTGATTCTGGGGTGTATGCAGGAAATTGAATCTTGAACTCCTGAGTCAGGGTCACCTGATCCAACCCAAAATTCATCACACCAATGGCTTTATTGCCCTTCGTGTAATTGTAGATCAAAGCACCACGCGCTGAAAAGGTGGTGGCATACCAAATTGGGTCACTAAAGGTGGCATAGCCCGTGCCATTTCCGCCCCCTACCTGGGGCAGCAATAGCACTTGGCCCCCAGTGGTGTAGTTAGTCCCCGAGCTGGAGACCTCCCCCACCGGCGTGTAGACCGTGGTTTCTGGGCCCAGCTCAGCTGCAGAGGTGTACAGCGCGATCTTGATCACGTCGTTCAGCAAGTCGTGGATCCCCAAGAGGACCTCTCTTTTGAAGCTGGTGACGAGTCCTGCGGTAATCATTACTGCACCTTGACCTTAACTTGCCCATCCAGGTAGGCATCGCCACGCTGCTTGCCATCGCCCAGGTTCTTCAGGAGCATCAGCGCTTCCTTGTACTTGGTGTCATACAGCTGCAGAAGATCCTGCTCGCCCTTCATGAAAGTATACGCCTCCATCAGGGAACCATAAAGCAGCACGGAGTCAAAGTTGTCCCCCAGCCACGTCGTCCCCGTCGGGTTGTTGACCGTATCAGTCATCGACACCGGGTAGTAATAATAGTGCAATTCTGCCTGATAGACCCGATCAGGAGTGGGGCCCACGATGAAGGACAGTTCCGTTTCCTGGTTGTAGGTCGGGCCAAAGATTGCATAGTATTTTGGCTGAGACGTTTGCTTGGGATTTGGATACACCTGCCGAATGTAGTTGACATCCACATTTTTCAAGTAAACGTAGTCCCCCTGAAACGTACCGGTTCCCGATACCGCCCCACTATTGGCCACGTCCACTGTAACAACCAAACCATTGATCGCCGTCACCACCGCACCGGTGCCTACGCCCGTGCCATACACAGACTGACCAACTACGACATCTGTGGAAGAAGATACCGTGATGTTAAACGACCCTGAAGTTCCTGTGATAGTGGGAGTCGCATATGAATAGACCGCCAAAGAATAGGTAGACAGGTAGTCCCCAGGGGCGGACAGGTACTTGTTGGCAGTGGATAGTGCGCCCGTGACATTCTTGCGCAGGTTGGCAAGCTGGACCGTGTTGTAGATGCGCTGCTCCGCCTGCTGCACAAAGGTAGCCAGCTCGGTCTCAGTGAAGGTGTTCTGGACATAGTCCTGAATGGCAACTTTGAGTTGTGTGTAGTTCATGTGATTACCACCGTAACTGGAGACAGTACCCCACCTGCGTACAACTGCTTAGCATACGGCATTGGCTGCATGCCCACGCTTGCAATCGACGTGTCAACAGTCCAGCCTACATAGACTGTAACAGCCATTCGGGCCTCTGGGCGCGGCTGATACAAAGCAATCGGCTCATTAATCGTGCGCTTAGGCTCCAACTGCGGGTGCTTGGGCTCGTAGCACTCCCGGCAAACCTTGAACCCTTTCCAATCCTTGATCAACGCGTTTAGCTTAAAGCGCTGCCCACACTGATCGCACAGCGCAATTGCAAATTTGCCTGATACGTATCCTGTGGCCATGCGTCACCTCTGTTGATACATAGGCACAGCAAAATAGCCAGAGTTTTCGCGGTCCTCATTAGAGGCACGGGTAAACTCTTCGTCGTACATTGTCTTGAGCAATTGAACGCGGTCCGGGGCTTTCTTGACTGACAAGTAATAGGAAAGACCCGCTACCAGACACGGCAAGAAACGGAACACCACATCCGCCGTGTTGGTGAAGGTGCCGGTATCTTGAATTCTACGAACAGCGTAGTAACGGAAGACGTAGGTCTGCGTCGCGTCCGGTGCCGGATACAGGAACAGCTGCGGCGTTGTGGTGCGCTGCAAGAACCACTGAGCAGGTCGAGACTGCGTGCTCTTGTTCGGAATATGCAAATACTCTGCATATCCAATGCGATCCACTGTGATGTCTTGCTGGGTAGATTGGCCAGCATTTGTCCGAATTACCGCAGATAGCGCGTCCACCGTGTCAAGCGGCAACGCGTATTGATAGGTGCCCGTAACCAAGGTCACCTCTCGCTGCTCAATCGTCCAAAGATTAAGCCCCCGGTTGGCCCACTCTGCAAAAAGAAGATTGATCGACCGCATGGCCGTCTTCATGTCGTAGCCATCCCTGACCTCGATGCCGCAGCGTTCATACGCCTCGACGATCATGTCATCGAACTCCAAATTGAAGTCGGATGTGCCGGAGGTGGTCATGGCTTAATAAATCGTGGCGACGCGAGCGCGAGCGGCACCCACTCCGCGAACTTTGACGTTGTCCCCAGACACCGATTTCTTTACCGGCTGGCTGATGGTTTTGCCCTGTGGGCCTGCCGTATCGGCACCAGAAGCGGTGATGGCACCGCCTTTGGCAAAACCTTTCTTGGCAATACCCTGGCCGCGCTTGGCCAACCCGCCTTTGGCGTAACTTTTAGTTCCATGGTTCATAGTTTCACCGCCTTTTCTGAATTTTTTGCCTTTGCCAGACTCGCTGAAATCCATGGCAACGGACATTGGGACACCAACTTTTTTGGCAAATGCAGGGCTGTGAGCCGCTGCATCCATCAAACGCTTTTGCTTTTTACTTACCGGGGGCATTGTGCTTCTCCAAAATCAATCTGTCCAGCTTAGCATCGAGCTGCTCCAAGCGAACCAGAACCCGGTTGATGTCGGCATGCACTTCGACCTTGGTCACGTACTCTTTGGCCACTTCTTCTCGGGTGCGATTGAGCAGCACCTGCAGGCGCTGCATCTCCTCGCGGTCTTTGCCCTGATCCAGGCGCACACCCTCGATTTCTTTGTCCCGCGAACGAATCACCATGCCCATTAAGGCCATGATGATCGTGAGTGCGCTGGTCCATACAGTGCTCAGGTCCATCTCAACATTTCCAGGCTCTGAGGCTCTTGTTGATCCGAGAATCCGGGTCTTTGGCCGTCTTGGCGGAGGTGAGCTTTTTCTTCATCCCTTCCATACGGGCGCAAAAAGAGTCTCGGCGTTTGCCGCCTTCCGGCTGGGGAGGTTTCAAGTTCATCCCCTGTTTTTTGGCAGAGGCGCGACCCTTGGCGTTCAAGCCGCCGTTCTCCGATTTGCCTTCCTTGCGTTGCCATGCCGGAGACTTGGCCATGTCAGTACATCTTGCACTGTTTGTTGCGAGCCATGCCTACGCCACGCGGAGCCACAGAAGCCGAGGGCTTTTGGTAGTTCTTGCGTGGGGTCTGCTTAGGACCCCCCTTAGACATGTCCTGTTTTTGCGCACCGGGCTGCACTTCCCCCTGATACAGGGGGTCTTCCATTTTTGCTGCTCGTCCCATAATAGGCTCCTTAACCGTAGAAGAACGTGACAGAGGTCACGTTTGTGAGGGTGATGTAGGGGTCCGCTTCAAAGCGCACACCATCATTAGGGATCAGCACATACATAGACCCAGTACCTGTCGTGCTGGCAGGGGTTGCCAGATTAATCAGTTCGGTGCCTCCGGTGCCTCCATCCTTAAAAGAAATGGATCCAGCGGAGCCTCCGGGGACGTAGTAGATGGCCTTGATGCGAGCACGGGGAGTACCAATACCGGACGCGCCGGTACTGGTCACCGTTTTCGCTTTTACGTCATATTGAAAGCCCATGTCGGACTCCTATTAAGCGATGGTCGCGCCCTTGGAACCAATCACAGCCCAGCCTGCAGCCGTATAGATCAGCATTGCGGAATCCCCCACAGCGGTGAAGGTGATGGTGGTGAAGCCAATCTTGGTGGTGGGGGTCAGCACTGCGCTGCCACCGTCCACGGTGTGAACGATGACTTTAATCTCACCAACCGTGCCGTCGGCCAACGTTAGGGCCTGCGAAGCACCAGTGGTGGTCAGCGAAGTGAAAGCGTTGGTTACATCAACTGCGCCTGCGCCAGACAGGGACTGAGCGCTCAGGATCACGTCCTTGCCAAACGAAGAGTTGACAGTGACTGCGCCAGTGGTGGCGTTTTTGGTGATGGATTGGAAACCGTTCTGGGAACGAACCGGTCCGGTGAAAGTGGTATTTGCCATTTGTTCCTCACATGCGAGTGGTGGGGCGCTTCTGTCTGCATGTCGTCAGGCCGGGACCTGTCAGGAGCGCCAAAAACCCCGGAATGGGGCCAATATACACCAAAAGAAAAGGGGCCACAAGGGCCCCTTTCACGATTTTTCTGCCGCTGATTAAGCGCCAGGAGAACCGTAAATGCCGCGAGGGTCAGACCAGCCGAAGCTGTAACGCTCACGAGCCTTGTAGCGCACGTTGCCGGTGTCGAAGTCACCTTCGAAGGCGGTGCGGATGGGCGAACGCTCGAACATCTTCAGACCGTTGGGCGCATCGGTGATCAGGAACCATGCGTTGGTGTCGGTCAGGAAGTGGTTGACGGCGTAGCCTTCGGGAACGAGGCCCATCGACTTGATTGCGTTGATGTCGTTGTCAGCCGTGCTGGTGCGCAGCGTGGACTTCATCAGGCGCTCAGCCGTGAACTGCAGTTCCTTGGGAACGATCATCTTGCGAACCGTCAAGGCCACCTTCAGGCCACGTTCATCGGTGAACGCAGCCACGTCGATGATGCCCTGCTCGAGAGAGGTCTCGTTCAGGTCAGCAGCAACGGCGGGACGGTTAGAGAAGTCGGGACCCAGGGCGGTCGGGTGAGCGGTAGAGCACAGAGCAACACCGTCGCCGCCAGCGTAAGCGCCGCCGGTGAAAGCATTGTTCAGCACCGAAGCGCCCTTGACCTGCTTGGTATTCGCCATAGAGCGAGCCAGAGCCTTGGTGTAGCGAGCCGACAGACGGTCGTAGAGGTTGTCCTCAACGGCTTCTTCGGTCAGCGCAAACGCCATGGCGATGGTCTCGTGGGTGTAGCGAGCAGTGAACGATTCCAAAGCGGTATCGTATGCCACGCCAGCACCTTCGGTCTTCACCGGGGCGGAACCGAAGCCGGTCAGCATCACTTCTTCTTCGAACGCACGGTCAGAGGTTTCGATTGCGAAAATCTCTTCGTGTTCGTTCTCATAGCGCTTGTACTCCAGACCGAACAGAGCGTTCAGGCCGGGCTCCAGCTCTTTAACGAGTTGTGAACGGGTAATAGCCATGATTAAGCTCCATCAGCTGCAACACCGACGCTACCGTACTGGTGTTGATTGAGTTTGACAACGACCACTGCGTTGGTACCCAGCTCATTGTCCGGGGACTCGTAGAGGCCAACAATTTTGAAGGTCAGAGCAGCGGTCTTCGCAATGGAAGCGGAGCTCAAAGAACCATTCGAGACACCAGAGGTGGTGCTACCGGTCGTGGAAGCGGTCGGATCAGCGTTCTTGCCAATGTTGGCTTGAGTCACTGCGCCGTCAGCTTGGACCAGGAACAACTGGCTCGGATCGTCCAACACTTCACAGGCGATGATGCCTTGGGTAATGTTGACGCTACCGGGATAGTAGTTCTTCCACGTCGGCTTGTTTGCACGGGTGGGATCGTCGTACTGGCAGCCGTTGAACACACCGGTGGGACCGGCATGGGTAGCTGCGTCATACTTGATGATGTAGCCGTCATACACGACGACCAAGTCACCCTGATAGATCGCGCCTGCTTGGTTGTCAGCAATCTGATACCCGTATTGTTTTTGGGCACCGGTAGCGGACAAGTTACCAGAGGGGCGCAGACCAAAAGGCTTGTTTACGTTTGCCATTTGTTAGCTCCTGCTAAGTTTGGATAACCAGCCTCACTTAGGCGTTTGGCTGGCGGAAAGTTGTGCGCGAACTCCGCTCGGGCGTCTGAATTCGCATTGTAGAGTGAGCGTTTTCACGCATCATCTCGTTGTCCACAGCGTGCAACTGGTCCTGGGCCTTACGACGATAGTACTCGTTGCGCTCCTCGATGGTTTCCTTGGGAATCTTGGCAAGCAAGAGACCACCAACAGCAATGACGCCAGCGTGTTTGCCGTCGTCCAACGTCGGCAGGAGAGCCTGATACTCTTCCGGCACTTCTTCCAAACGCACGAGCTCATAACCTTCGCGCAGCTTGGAATAGACGTTTTGCTTGTCTTGGAAACCATTGACCTCGGAACGAATCCAACGGTACTCAAAGCCTTCAGGGGCAGGCGGCGTGTCAAGACGTGACGGGGGAGTCCATGGTTTGCGGCGTTCAGCTTTGGCACGGGTGTCCGCACTGCGGCTGGCACGATCAATTTTCATTTCGCTCATGTCTTCACTCCTTCACGTACTTGGCATATTCCTCGAGAGGAACGCCCAGTTTCTTCGCAATAGCAACCTGACTCGGCGAAAGCCGGACAGTACGGCGCACACTATTCACTCCCGAACTACGGGTTGCAGGGGCAACAGCTGGTGCGGAACGCTGTTGTCTGGGGGATTGTTCGTTCGCAAAGTGTTTCGGAAATTGTTCCCGAATCCTTTGATTAAGAACAGTATAGTATTCATCTGAGGACGGGTCAATGCCCTCTTCCTCAATCAAAGTCTGGTGGATTCCCCACGCTGCATACGTCATCGTGCGATCCTTACCAAACCACTCGTTCTCTGCGGCCCACTCCTCAGCACGGGGGTCCGGTGCAGCGGGTCGCTGCTGGGGGGCTTGCTGCTGGTAGACCTGCTGTGGCTGTTGCTGTTGCTGCGGGGGCTGCTCCTGCAGGTACTGGGCAACTTGACGCTGGTCCTGGATCAAGGCGGCAAGCCGTTCTTGTGCTTCAATCTCAGTATCCAGGTCGCCCTCTTCCTTAGCCTTGCGAATGATCTGGCGCAAAGAGGCTTGTTGGCTATCCAAGCGAGCTTTGGCCTCGTTCAGGCGGCTGTAATCCGTCTGAACTAGGCGCTGCTGAAGCGTGCTGGCTTGGTTTTGTAAACCTTTAGCATACTCCAGGGCGGCCTGCTCACGGCGCTCGGCTTCGCGCATGCGAGCAGTGAGCTTTGCGATGCGCTTTTGGACGTTGTCGTTGACAGCGTCCAGTTCGTCCTTATTGGACTGGGGTTCCCGGGCCTGCGGCTCCGGGGGCGTAGTTTGTTGCGGGGTTTCTGCCTCAGGAGCATCAAGGGACACCGTAGTGGCCTTCTCGTCCGCTCCCAAATCAAATTCCAGCTGATTGTCGTCCATCACAGTTGCCATTTTTTACCTCACATGTGCAGAATATCTTCTGGGTCTTTGATCGTTGCCAGTATCTCGTCATCGTTCAAGATGCGGATCTCACCGCCGTCAATCATCATGCGAGCACCCGCATAACGACCAAAGATGATCCAGTCCCCCTCCTTGCACCAAGGGCCGTCGGGGAACTTGTCGGTGTCCTTGTAAGCCAAAGGGCCTACTGCCAGGACATACGCGCACGTGGTTGTGAGTTGTTGCCGATCCAACGTCTCTTGGGCCAACTCAATGCCGCCTTTAGACTTCTGGGCCCCTCGGTAGGGCAGTACGACAACGCGCCAGCCTGTCGGCCTGGGCAAGTGGTCCTTCATGGACTCGCCTTGCTCAATGTGGCTAGTCTTGGCGGCTTCAGCAGCGACGGCTGCCGCAGCTTCTTCGGCAGCTTTGGCCGCAGCCTCTTCCGCCCATTTCTGTTCAAGTGCAGTTGCTTCCATGGTGTTTCCTTCTAGTCGGGGTTTTTGCTTAGGATGTCCTTAACGGCATCCTCAACAAATCGGTACCCCTCCAGACGGCCCATAAGGAACTTGTACTGCTCCATATCCTTGACCGCACCGCTCACCACCACCCGCTCCGTGTCTTCACGGAGGCGTTTGACGGTGACTAGCACTTTCTCAGTAAATTCAAGCATGGATTGCTCCAATGAAGCAGACACTTGTTACCCGTGTCAGGAGGGTTATGCATATTATGCATGAAATCTACGCGATCTTCACCTTTCTGAACGCGTCTTTTCGATAAACGTACTTTACACCCGGTTTTTCAAGCTCTACTTTGCCCTTTGGCGGTCGCTCCAGCTGGGGGAGCGGCGAGCGCTTGGGCGTTTTGGAAGTCTTGTTGTTGGATTTGGGCAGCATGTTGCGCTCCTTGTAGGTTGAGGTTGGCGGTGTCCACGCCAGTTTTGGCTTCCAAAGTTGCAGCCTTTATCTGCAGATTGGCTTGATCGTCCGCAATCTCAGCCTGGATGCGCTGCTGGTCCAGTTGCAAGCGGCCCTGGTCAAGCTGAGCACGCTGCTGGTCGCGCTGGGCGTTTTGCTGCAGTTCCTGCTTTTTCAGGTCGATTAGCGGGTCCTGCGGCGGGGCACCGGCCAGCTTTTCCTGCATCTGCTTCATTTCCTGGAAAAACTGCGCCACTTTAATGGCCACCATGGCCTCGCGCTGCAGCGCAGAGACCAATCCTTCCGGGTCCGTGCCGTATTGCTTGAACAACTCGGCTTCCGTTTCTTCTTCGGCCTTCAAACGGACGTGGTCGAAGCAGTGTTTCTGCAAATTTGTCGCCACGTTGGGCATGCTGGCAATCAGCGGGGACAAGCCAAACATCAAGTGCGTCATGATGTGGGCATCGTGCTGCTGACCCGCAAATGCCTTGAGCGGCGAGCCGTCCAGGGCCTGTGCATTCTCGCTTGCCGGGTCCTTGGGCTTGTCCACGTTCTGCGTGTTCAGAATCTGGTCGATATCCCGCACGCCAATCGCTTCATACATGCGGCGGTATGCCTCATACATGTTGTGCATCTGCGGTGCGCTTTGAGCCAGCTGCAACTGGGTCTGCGCCATGGTAATGCGCTGCGCTACCGAGAAGATGTTGGGATCAGAAACCGGCAACACATCAATGCGGTCATCAAAATCTTTGCGTTTGATGATTCGGCTTTCGCCAGGAACGTCGTAAGGGTACTTGTCCGGCAAGAACTCGGCAAAACCTTTGGCCAAAAGCTGAAACTCAATCTTCTGGCTGTAGTGCAGTCGCTTGTGTATCGACGACATGACCGAGCTGCCCTTTTCCAGCAGCGCAATCGTCGTACCCACCGCAGCATTCTGGTTGCTGTCCCCAACCTGCATGTCAGTAATGCTGGCCAGACGACGGCCCGCCTCCACGCAGAAACCAAGCAGCGAGAACAACGTCTGGCTCGGCTCCTTGTACGGCAACGGCAGCAATGAATTCTGCAAATCAGCCCCGCCCGCATCAATATCGCGAAACTCCCCCGGCTGTAGCGGCATATCGTCGTTCATGATCCGTGCGCCCTTGGCCTTGAAGCCCGCAGGCAGGTTCACGAGCGTTCCAGCGTCCACCAACTGCTGCAACGCAGACGTTGCCGTCTTGGTCAGGCCACCAATCAAGTGCAGGAAACCAAGACCATAGGCTCCCGGACCCTGGACCAGCAAGTAGTGGATGTAATACTGCTTGCGGGCATACAGTTTGTCGCCTTCTTGCCAGTTGCGACGCACCCCAACACATGCCATCGTCACTTCATCAATCGTAACGATGTAAGGCAGCTTAATGCCGGTCGGCTCATCGTCGTCATCCATATGCTCAAAGCCCTGGATGTCCAAATCCACCTGAAACTCAAGCAAAGAAATCTCTTCTGGCTCCGTCGTAGGCTGGATGCCAATCGTGCGGTCCACTTCCTTCTGGATCGTACTCTGCGGCAGCTGTGCCGGGATAGATGCCTGCGCAGTATCAAGGTATTGACCACGCAACACGGCCTTGTTGTAGTCGTTGACCGACATTGAAACGCGATGCACGATGCGAGGGCACTCGCTCATGACCGACGAGCCCTTGTAGGGGATGTACAGGTCGTCCGGCGTGATCAGCTTGCTGACCATGCGCTGCTTGTCTTCGTCGAAGTACACCTTCTTGAACGCCGAACCGCCGTACCCAATCCAGAACAGCAGCTGATCAAAGTCAGGCGTGTACTCTTCCATCACCGTAGTGATTTGGTAGTTCATGAAGTCGCGCACACGGTCCGCTTGCATTAACTTTTCACGCGTTTCCTTGCCCAGGACCTGTGTACGCACCGGTCCATCAGCAGGCATCAACTCTTTGAGCGCCTGGGACTGGAATTGCACGATGGCTTCAGTCATCAGAGGGTGCTGCACGCCACACGCGCCCTTGAACGGCTTGGTTCGCTCTTCAAAACTAAAGCCCAGCATGTTCAAGCCCTTGCCATACTGCTCTTCCCACTCCTTGCGCGAAGATTTGTCGGCTTCGTACATGACAATAAGGTCAGAGGACAGCTGTTGCAGCACTGAGGGGTCCATAACCTCGGCCAAGTTGCTGTCAAAGGGCACATCCTCGTCATCTTCCTTGTTCAGGCCGACGGTGACGCCACCATCTTCATCAAACTCGATGTTGATATCGGGCAACGGCCCTTCTTCAACGTCAACCAACGTCTCGCCCTTGGGCAAATCTTCGACGGAGATGTTTTTCTCGATGGGCATGTGTGTTCCTTACAGATAGCGACGCGTGTCGTCGATGCGGCGCTCAATCATACCGCCGGTGGCATGACCTTCGCGCTCCAGGATCGCCGTTGTGGCGCGTTTCATCAAGTCCACGATGTCTTTTTCAGCGACATAACTGCTGCCGCCGTTCAAAGTGTTGGCATGCTCGATGATCTGATTCACCAAGCCGCTGGGCAACACCTTTCCACCGGTTGCCCGGGTAATGGCGGCCCCCACTATTGAAGCAGGGTTCTGGCCGGAGTACAAATCCGACATTGCGATGCCATCCAGGTTTTCTACGGCCTGTAACCCATACTGCTTGTCCATGCGCCTGACGAAGTCCTGGATTTCGCCGAGATATGGGGCGTCCTTTAAATCAGAGGCGTTGTTTGTGCCCTTGATTTCCGTGATTTTGGCACCTTGGCGTGCCGCCCAGGTTTTATATTCCGTCGTAAGCGCCACATCGTCCAACATGGCCTCAAACTGCCAGGGGGATGCGGGGGCATCGCTTTCTAAAATCTTGGCAACGTCTGGGTACCTGTTCAGGAAGTTGTCGTAGTCCTTGCCGGTAAGGCTGCTGACAAAATCGTTTGGTGTTCCGGCTTGTGTCTGCAGAGTAATCTGCGCTTTCGGTCGTGCCTTGGCGTCAAACAGCACATTCAAGCGCTTGCCCTCCTCCGAACCATACCGAAGTGCGTAGTCGTCTCCCCGGGTACACCATCCGCCGTCACAGCCTACGTCCTTGACCATGTCCAACATGTCGGAATGCTCGGCCAAATCAGGGAAGCTCGCCCACTTGGAGCCGTTGTCGTACTCTTTGGTGATCAGCCGCTTGTTTTCTTTCACCGCAGCAGATGCCATCTTCTGGCGAACATCATTGAACCAGCTCTGTGACTGGGCAAGACGCTCCGATGCCTGTGCAGGAGTCAATCCCTGCAGGGTGGCATCCGTAAAACGGTACCGCTCAGGGATAGTGACGTTGGGCTGACCATAAGCGGAGAACTCAGGGGCAGAGTTCCTAGCCTTGTACATAGAATTGACCAGCGTATCCAACCCCAGACGCCCTGGCAAGCTCACATCCAGGCCGTAAAACATTGTGTGGGGAGCATCCTTAGCATGCTGCAGCATCTGTGGGGGAATTTCACGCGATGCGCTAAAACTCTCCAACAAACTTTCGGCAGATACCGGCTCAATCGGCAGGTCGATCCGCGCTTCAACCATCTTTCCGTACTTGGTCTGCGCTTCCCCCTCAGGAGTGAAGCCCTGACTCTTGCGCGTCTGGCGGGTGGCCCATCCAATGTAGTCTTGTACGTCCTGATCCGTATATGTCTTGTCCGGCTTGTCCATGAAGTGCAGGCGTTTGCCTTCTTCTGCCGCCTTGACAAACTGATCCTCCGGGCTTCCCATGTCGCGGCGCATGTACGCGCCCAATTTGGACTGTGCCCAGTCCTTCAACGGCTTATCCGGCACGTCTGCAATTGGATTGATGAAGGCCGTGACCGGATCAATGAACCCTGAAGGCAAATCCTTGTCCCCACCTACCCGTGACCAGCTCCCCGGGAGGCGCTGGTCGGTGTACAGGAGCGGAGCCCCACGTGGACGCACTGCATACGTCGCGCCAGGGACCGCCAACTGCTGGTTGTACTGCTGGAAATCCCTTGCCAGCATCTTTGCGGCCTCGCCAGTCTTCTGCGCAGCGGCCACCGTACCGCGAACGGGAGCTGCGGGGTTGATTACGCCGCCTCCAAGCTGTCCTGCCTCGTAAAAAGCACGGGAAGTGGGGTCAGAAGGGGGTTGCGGGCGCACGCCAGCGGCGCTCATCTTCTCCTTGATCCAGTCTGAGCCCATTACAGGCTTCTGAACGTCGTATCCGAAGGGCCGCATGGCCATCGTAGCGATATCTACGGGCGCTCCGACCAAGTTGTACGGCGTTTCGGACACGCCTTGAGCAACTGCGGCCTCAATTTGCCCCGGAGTTGTCGAAATCTTGCGACCAATACCCGATTTCGGCGTCAAAAAAGCCGGTTTGGACGCTGCTTCGATCTCCTCAGCGGTCAACGGACGCTCTCCGGTCTCCGGGGAACCGTCTGCACGCTTGACAGGACCCAGGTTGATCAGCACTTCACGCCCTTTTCCCGGGGGAATCTTCTGTCCGGCGTAGTTTCGGACCAGTCCGTAGGGGTTCAGAGCGCCGTAGTCGCCCGTTTGCGCCTCCTGCATGGCCCCTTGGTCATAAATCGGATTGAAATCGTACCGATCCACGACCTGCAGGTTGCCCTTCGGATCGGTTTTATACGAAAACCGGCCCAGAGTGGTCTGGACATTCCCCAGTGGGTCCGACATGGAAAGCAAACCAGGAGTAACAGAGACCGGGACCTTCCCGGTTTTCTTCATCTGTTCGGCCAGTTTGACGTAGTCGCCGTAATCAATGTTGCCCTTTTGGCCGCCCTTGAGTACAGCCAACTGCCGCATGATGTCGTGCTCCTCAGGCGAGAAGTTCGATTCGGTGATCGGCGTCTTGGTTCCCTGCACAGTCTCAAGCAACGTGCGGGCAGATGTGGGGAACATGCCGGGATCGAGGCGCTGCGCGACAAAATCGACTAATTTGTTAATGCCCGTGACCTCGCCGCTCTCAGGAGAACCATCCGCACGGCGCACAGCTTTGCCATAGCCAAACGGGGGAGGAATCCCCTCGTTCGGGACCGGGAACGAATTGGTCTCCAACGGAGGCAACTCTACCGAAACAGTAGACGGGATAGGGTCCATCCCAAGAGACTTCCTGAGCGCATTTTTAATATGAAAGTGCGCAGTTGCTGAACCCTTGGACGTTATGTCCCGGTTCTGATAAGCCGTCTCCGGGTCCTGCAGCACGTATCTTTCGTGGAGCGCTTCCAGGGTCGGCTCCGCCCCCGCCCGCACCACGCGACGCACAGGAAATGCACTATCCAGCAACTGACGGGCACCGCTTTGAATCACATTCGATGCCTTCTCCAACATCGACGGCTCAGGGTTCATCATCGCCTCAAACTCACCCTCCGTCATGGGCCTGTCTTTCCCAACATCCCCGCCCTTTTGAAACTGCTTGGGCGCAGTGCTGGTCAAATCCAAATCAGCCAAAGCATTGAACGGCTTGTACTCAGCCAGCATCTTCGCCGCCTGCGTATCCTCTTCCTCGTCCAACTTGGCCACAGCCTTCTCGTCGTCGTCCTCGTTGTCCTTGTCATCCAAGAAACTCAACGCCAACGCAGCCTGATACCCCACCCCCATGTCCGTTGCAGGCGTGGTCTTGGGACTTGGCGCTTGAGCCACGATCTGTGAAGCCGAAGGCGCTTCCCCCGTGACAGCCTGCACATACGCCTGCGTCTCAGCCGGTAACTTGGAAAAGTCCGCACCCTTGGCAATCCACTTGTCCGCGTTCCCCGGACCCCAGTTGTACGCCACCGCAGCATACAGGCGGTTCCCGCCATACCGCTTGTCCATCGCAGCCAAATAATCCCGGCCCACCCGAGCAATATCCTCCGCATCCCCAGGCTTGGCAGGCGTCACCCCAAAGCCAGGGTCCGTCTGCGTTCCAGGCATTACCTGCATCTCCCCCTGCGCACCCTTCGGGGAAGTCAAAAGTTTTCCATCCTTGCCGTACCGCTGTCCACGGGACTCGGCTTGCTTTACACGCTCTTGAAATTGGAGGAAATCGTCTTGGGCCATGGTCCGTGGTCCTCGGGGCTAGGGGGATGTGCCCATTGTAGACGTGCTGTCAATAATACTCAACTGGCGACGTATCACGGACCGGTTCCTCATTATCGTCATCGTTCAAACTGATAAACCCGCCCTGGCGGAAGCGATGCCAAGCCATGACCGCCGTGTCCACTTGGTCATCATTGGCCCCGTTGGGAAACGACGCGCATTCCTCAACAAGCTCCTCGGCCCACTCCTTGCCCTCTGGGTACCACACCATACCAGATTCCAGAATTGGCGCAACAGCGTTAGCCCTGGAGATTTTGTCTTGGCCCGTGCGCCGCCCGCCGGGGGAGAACATCGTGACAGGAATCCCCAAGCGGCGAAGTTCCTGCTGGAGCGGGGTCCCCGTTGCCTTGGCCTCGATCAGGACGTTGTCCGGCTTCCAGTACTGGTACTCGTCCTTGGCGATACGCTTGAGTTCGGGGAAGTCCCACCGGCCCTTGCGCACGTTTAACAGGATCAAGTTCGGGCCGGAGTCCGCATCCGGGTAGAACACGCCCCAGGTGGAAATGACAGAGAAGTCCGCCGTCTCCTTCTTGGAGTACGCCGTGTCCAGACATTGCAGGAGGTATTCACACTGGGGCGGCTCGTCATACGTCCACTTGCGCCACCAGTGCCGCTTCAGGATTGCACCCTCGTCGTTCGTGGGCTGCTGTTGCCACTGGGCGTTCCACTTCTTCAGGCCAATCGAGAACTTGACCTTCTCCAGCTCGTCGATCTTCCAGTACCCCGGCCAGAGAGGATTGCCGGACGGGAGGATAGCCGGGAACTCCAGCACCTCCCACTGGTCGGCCTTCAGGTTGCCCTGCATCTTCAGGAGGCGTCCCGCCGGATCGTCGGTCTTCCACCGCGTGTTGATCAGGATAATTGCACCCCCCGGCTGTAAACGCTGACGGGGACCTGACTCGTACCACTCCCACGTCTGCTGCATCGCAGTCTCGGAGTTCGCATCCTGTTCGTCCAAGATGTCGTCCAGCACAATAACATCACCGCCTCGGCCCGTCATTGCACCGCCCTTAC